GCCGATGCGGGACAGGTTGTCAAAACTGTAGTCTTTGACGAATGCCGACATAATCTGATTGTCAACCATGGTTATATTAGTATAGTATATGTTAATATAATTATTGCATATATTTTATTAATTGTGTATTTATTTAATTTTATTTTTATTGTGCCGGCATGTTATTGTGCGCCCGTGATGGAACCCAGCACTGGATTGGCTCGCGCGCACGCCATCATGTTACCCTCCTTGCACGAAATCATGGCACCGTAGCAGTATTCGGCGAAGGCGTGCTGGTCGTTGGGAATCCGAGTGTTCGGGGTTGCAAAATAGTTGCGCATGGAGTTGCTGAATTCGTAATTGTCGCCTAAATCGCGGAACAGCCGATCTTCCAAATTGGGATTGCCACCCAAATCCTGCACCACGAATTCCTGCGCGGATTGATTGATGGCGTGCTCCACCTGCGGGTTGAAAGCGGGCTCTGCCGCCGGGCGCTTCGGATGGTCTTTAATGTCGGTCAGCAGCACGTTCATCAGCGGGTCTTGCGGCGTGGGCGCTTGAAACGTTAGGCCCGAGGGCGACGAAGATGCCGCAACCGGCGGCTGCATGCGCCTTCGCCCGGTGTTGTAATTTGCGTAATTTGCAAATCCCTCCTTTTTGCTTCCCGATGGTTGCGTTGAATTACTTGTCGCGTTGCTTGTCGCGTTGCTTTGTGTCACATACAATAACGCAATCATGGCTAAAGAAATCACTCCGAGCAAAATCAGGGTATAAGACATTGTTACCAAATAGCCTAAAATTGTCAATAATATGATCATGCGACTGATGGCATTCAATTTGGCTTCTCGGGTCATATCGGACGTGGGAACTATTTGCGTGATGCCTGCATTATTGAACAATGCAGTTGGGTCATTCAACCAAAATGCAGTCATGGTCTGAATATGCGTATATATAAATGCTACTATTATTTATATATATTGATAGATTCTTTATTTTATTCTTTATTTTTTATTCTTGTTTTTCTTTTTTTTGTTGCTGGTGGTCACAGATTCTTCAGTAGTGATTACAATTGCAATTGACTCTGGTGTGCTGACGACAGCTGCTGCGCCTTGTGAAAACCGGGGTGTGCGTTCAACCTTTTCTCCGGTGCTAAACACAACCGGCTTGGCATTTGCTTGTTGCGCTTGTTGCGCTTGTTGTTGCGCTTTTAAGGCCGCTTCTTTGCGCTGCTCCAACTTCTGCTGCATCCTCTCCTTGGTCTTGGCCGATTTCAGGTTTTGATTCAGGTGGCTTTGCATGGCCCCCATGTTGAATTTGGCGCCTTTTCCTCCCAACCCCATGCTGGCCGCCATTTTCGCCATGTCGGCCATACCATCCATGCCTCCCATGCCATCCATGCCCATTTTTTTCAGCAAATCAGCCATGTTGTTCACGCCCGGCATTTTCTTCATTTTGTTCATCAGGTCGCTGGCCTCCTGCATGATCTCGCTCTCTTTGATCTCTCCTGATTTCAGTTTGGCGTCCAACTTCTGGCCCACGCTCTTCACGATGCCCATGAGCTTGCCCGGGTTTTTGAACAGGTTTTGAAACACGGACTGCACCGAGGCTTCGTCGCTCGTGTCCAGATTCAGCTCGGCCGCGGTCTCCTCTGCGATTTCTTTGGCCAGATTGCCGATTTTTCCGCCGAGCAATCCGCTCAAATGCTCGTGCATAGAATTGGGGTCCATGCCTGCCGGGAATCCCCCCCTATTGGCACCGTTGTCATGATTGGCCCCGGTGTCGTCATTGGCATTGGCATTGGAGCCATTGGCATTGGATCCAGCGGCTTCCCCTGGAGCCCCCTCCTCTTTGAACATGTCCTGCATCTGCTGCATGACCTCTTCCAGCTTGGATTTCAGCACGCTCTCGTCAATTGCCTCAAACAGCTTGGCAGCATCGCCGAATGTGGACGTGTCCGACAGGTCCGACACCACCGAAAACATGACCAGCTGCAAATACTTCCAAACGGCCTCCTTGGTGGCATCGCTAATATCGGACGTTTCCCAGAGCGCCTTGAAATTCAAACCGGGCAGCAGCTCAATCGGATCGGCGAACAACACGGCTTCATTGCGATACAAAATGTTGAAAAACTGAGGGGCATAAGCGCGCTTGCAGTGCTCGTACACTGCAGTAAGCTCCATGTTGTACACCGTGGCACACGCTTCGCCGTGCTCTGGGAACACGGTGGCAATGTCAGCCACAAAATCGGAGATGATTTTATTGAACTCAGCGGTGGGCTCTGTTGAAGTCATTCTTGGTTACCTTTTTACCTTGATTTAAATACTTTTGTTTATATCAATATTCAGAAACAAAATATAATTTGCCGCATTATGAATTAAATTAAGCAATTCAACGCCTTTATTTATAACGAAAATGCATTTAAATGAACGCGCATATAAAGTATTAATACCTCCACACACCCAACTGGCATAGCATGTACGTGACCAATTTCGTTTGCACCTATAAAGCATTTGAAGAGTTTGAAGACGATGAAGTCAATGCGGACATGCTGTATCAGGCGCAGTTTCTGCAAGTGTTTGGTATAACCGAATATAATGATGCCGCAATTAATGCTGGGCTGGAAGTAATTAAGGCAAAAGCAGAAGAACTGCCCGAATTGAAGGCGCTGATTATGAAGCACCCTTACAATGCCACTTTTGATTCATCTGCTCCAACAACAGAACCGGAAATCAATGTGCATGGTGCAAATGCTGCATTTGACACACTGCTGACTTGCATGTTCGCTTATCCCACAATGGACGCATTTCATCTCTGCCTCATGGATGCTTTTAAAACCGGAAGCATTTCGTATAAGCATCGGGAAAAATTATTACACATGTATTCCACGTTATAACATCATTTAAATGTCAAAAATATAATATAAGGGTACATCATTGCATCATTTTCTCTCAAATGGCGTCTACCCGAAACAAAAATACGTGCTCAAACTACTGTCTGGAGCAGCGCATTGTGTCGCAATCGCTCAACTATTTGGAATACCGGAACGGTGCGTCTGGAGGCGCTTACGCACCTGCTCTAGCGTGTGTTGGCATTAGACCCAGTCATATGCCTCGCGACATTCTCTCCCGGAACTCAGTGGACATTGAATCCGCGCTGTTCGGCATCAACTCAACAAATTTAGTGGAAACACAGAAGCCAGTGGTTCCGCAACTGACAACCCTGCCTGAAATATCGTTTTTTGGACGCATACAACTCATTATGCCCGACCCGCTTGTGGTTGAGAAATTTCAGCGGCCGTTCCCTGTTCCAAATTAAAAAAGTAGTTAAATAAATTGAATTAAATTTATTTGACAATAATATTATATTAAGTGATATTATAACCTATATAACTAACATGGCATTAAACTTTGGAGCATTTAGAGGACCTTGGGTCAGTGATGCCAACGGAAACACAACCATCGGCACATCTAGTTCGGCAGACACCAATCCGAATGCGGCACCAACTACGACCGGAAACCTGAACAACACGGCAGTTGGATACGGAGCATTGAGAGCAAATGAGGATGGACAACACAACATTGCAGTCGGTGTAAATGCTCTGTCAAACAATGCAGGAGACAATAATATAGCCATTGGTGAAAATGCTTTATTTGATCCCACCATCACAAATGTTCAGACGGTTGGAAGTGCCAATATTGCCATCGGAAATAATGCTCTAGGTGGCACGTCATCGGTGATAGAACATGATAATGTGGCAATTGGTCACAGCACAAATGCAAACGGGAATTATTCATGCATTCTGTTAGGAAATAATGCAGTCACCGGGACCTATCAGGAAATTGGAATTGGCAACATTCCGGGAATTCCTGCAAACTCGAGTAATCAATCGGTCATTAAATATTTGCCGACTAGATTGTCTGCTGAACCCAACACTCCGTATTACATTCCATTGACGAATGCAACTGGTCAAATGTTTGGGCCCACCGGCGCACCTGGCTCAACCGGCGCAACCGGCTCAACCGGATCCGCGGGCGACACTGGCTCAACCGGCGCAACTGGCGCAACTGGATCCGCGGGCGACACTGGCGCAACTGGCGCAACTGGATCCGCGGGCGACACTGGCGCAACTGGCTCAACCGGATCCGCGGGCGACACTGGCGCAACTGGCTCAACTGGCTCAACCGGCGCAACTGGCTCAACTGGATCCGCGGGCGACACTGGCTCAACCGGCGCAACCGGCGCAACTGGCTCAACCGGCGCAACTGGCGCTGCTGGCGTATCAGTGTCTTATTTCAATTATATTGCCGACCAACAATATGGTCATTCACCATATCCTGTTCCTCCCGCCTCAATTCCTTCAACTCATATGGCTTGGAATGATGGCGCACAAGTTAATTCATTAGGTTTGTACTTTTCTTATTACGAAAACTTACCTCCAACTTACCCGAATGTTAAATTATATTTGACTACAGTGAATGTGGGAGATGAACTTGTATTGCAACAGTCAACCGGCCCCGCAAATGTGCAAAAATGGATTATTACTAGTGTCACCGATGATCCCACTGCTTTATTAGTCTCATATGGTGTCACGGTTGTGCCGAATGATCCTTCTTACTCGTTTTCTGACATTGATAATAATGCGGGTGTGATTTTGATAATTATGCGCCAAGGTCAGAAGGGAGATACTGGTGCAACAGGTTCCACGGGCGCAACTGGTTCCACCGGCGCAACTGGCGCAACCGGCGACACGGGTGCAACTGGATCAACCGGCGCTCAAGGTGACACGGGTCATACGGGCGACACTGGATCAACCGGTGCAACAGGCTCTACAGGCGCTCAAGGCGCAACTGGCGCTGCTGGATTTTCAGCTTCTTATTTGAATTATATCTCTGATGGTACCACCCCCGTGCCCCCTGCGCCTAATCAGACCACGGCGGGCCACATTACATGTAACCAGCCGTCTACTCAATATTCAAGCACCGAATTATACGTTTCAGCATATGAAAACGTAGTGCCCACACAGAATGTTACGTATCTATTGAACACCATTGATATAGGTGATGAACTCATTTTGCAATACACAGATCCATCACCACCATACACTGTAATTCGGCAGAATTTTTTTGTAACTTCGGCCTTATATTCCGTATCAAATATTTTCACTATTCCTGTCACCGGGGCTCTGTCTGGAACAAATTTTGGTCTAGGCGTCGATATCATTTTAATAATTGTCCGAATTGGTCCGGTTGGTCCAGTTGGCGCTACTGGAGCCACTGGTGCAACGGGTGCAACGGGAGCCACTGGCGCAACCGGCGACACGGGCGCAACCGGATCAACCGGTGCTCAAGGTGACACGGGTCATACGGGCGACACTGGTGCAACTGGCGCAACCGGCGACACGGGTGCAACTGGATCTACCGGCGCTCAAGGTGACACGGGTCATACGGGCGACACTGGTGCAACGGGAGCCACTGGCGCAACCGGCGACACGGGCGCAACTGGATCAACCGGTGCTCAAGGTGACACAGGTCATACGGGAGCCACTGGTGCAACAGGCGACACGGGCGCAACCGGCGCAACTGGAGCAACTGGATCAACTGGCGCTCAAGGTGACACGGGTCATACGGGAGCCACTGGTGCAACAGGCGACACGGGCGCAACAGGCGCAACTGGATCAACTGGCGCTCAAGGTGACACGGGTCATACGGGCGCAACAGGTGCAACAGGCGACACGGGCGCAACCGGCGCAACAGGCGCAACTGGATCAACTGGCGCTCAAGGTGACACAGGTCATACGGGAGCCACTGGCTCAACTGGCGACACGGGCGCAACCGGCGCAACTGGATCAACCGGCGCTCAAGGTGACACAGGTCATACGGGAGCCACTGGTGCAACAGGCGACACGGGCGCAACCGGCGCAACAGGCGCAACTGGATCAACTGGCGCTCAAGGTGACACGGGTCATACGGGCGACACTGGAGCAACTGGAGCAACAGGCGCAACCGGCGCAACAGGCGACACGGGCGCAACTGGTGCAACTGGTGCAACCGGCGACACGGGCGCAACCGGATCAACCGGCGCAACTGGCGACACGGGCGCAACTGGATCAACCGGCGCAACTGGAGCAACTGGAGCAACCGGCGACACGGGCGCAACCGGCGCAACTGGCGACACTGGTGCAACTGGAGCAACTGGAGCAACTGGAGCAACTGGAGCAACTGGAGCAACTGGCGCAACTGGAGCAACCGGCGCAACCGGCGCAACTGGAAGTTTTACGCCGACTGGCACCGATTACGGAAATTACGTGTATTGGGATACAACTGGCACTCCTGCATGGGCGGTAGGCCAAACCGGAATACACATTGGCACTGATGCTGGTAAATTTGGTCAAGGCGACAAAGCAATTGCTCTTGGTTATAATGCGGGAACAACCGGACAAGGCAATGATGCAATTGCGATTGGAACTTCCGCTGGTTTAACCGGTCAAGGTGCAAATGCAATTGCTATTGGTAATCTGGCTGGGTGCAGTGGCGCTAATCAATTCCCTAGTAGCATTGTGCTGAATGCATCCGGTGTTGCATTGAATGCAGGAACCACCGGGTTTTTTGTTGCCCCAATTAGGAATGCAGTACAAGGCAACACCATTAGTTATGATGCAACGACAAATGAAATTACATATGACAATGTAAAATCGTTCATCATTGACCATCCCCTTGATCCCGTCAATAAACATTTGATCCATGTTTGTTTAGAAGGACCCGAGTCCGGTGTTTATTACCGAGGCAAGGGTGAAATCGTGAATGGAACCTCGGCCGAAATACAGCTGCCGGCTTATGTTGGGGCATTGTGCACCGACCTCACGGTTCAAATCACCCGCATTTATGATGGTGCAGTCAAAGTGTTTAACGCAAGTGAAGTTGACACATCAACCAACACGTTCATGGTGTATGGCGAGAATGGCCGATTCAACTGGTTGGTGCACGGAAAGCGCGGAGACGTGACAGTGGAGCCCAACAAGGCTGATGTGACCGTTCGCGGTGATGGACCTTACAAATACCTCGTATAAACACGAATAGATAGTTCCAATACATCATTCACAATTAGTATAACAATAACTTCAACTCCCTATAAATTAAATTAATTTTGATAATAATATTGTATAAATCAATATTATAACCTATAATTTAAAATCAATCAATGGCGTTAAACTTTGGATCATTTAGAGGTCCGTGGGTCAGTGATCCAAACGGAAACACCACCATCGGATCATATAGTTCAGCAAACACCAATCCGAATGCGGGACCAGTTGGTGCGACTGGAACCCTGAACAACACGGCGGTTGGATACGGAGCACTGAGAACAAATGAAGGCGGACACAACATTGCCGTCGGGTTGAATGCTCTATCCAACAATGAAGGATCTAGTAATGTAGCCATTGGTGAAAATGCGTTATTTGATTACAACACCGGGTCTCAGTATAGTCACAGTGATAATGTTGCAGTTGGAAACAATGCATACACATCGTATGATTCATGCATTCTGTTAGGAAATAATGCAATCACATTCAATGATGAAGAAATTGGAATTGGCGGAATTCCTGGTGTGGGTGTAACCGGGAGCGCGCAATTTGTCACTAGATTTTTACCGACTAGATTGTCAGGTGACACCGGCACACAGTATTACATTCCATTGACGAATGCAACTGGTCAAATTATTGGCGCAACCGGCGCAACCGGCGCGACTGGATCCACGGGCGCAACCGGCGCAACCGGCGCAACTGGCGCAACCGGCGCAACCGGCGCAACCGGCGCAACTGGCGCAACTGGCGCAACTGGCGCAACTGGCGCGACTGGAGTAACCGGCGCGACTGGAGTAACCGGCGCGACTGGAGCAACCGGCGCGACTGGAGCAGCAGGACCTCCTGGCGGTTCAACCGGTGACACAGGCGCAACCGGTGCAACTGGATCAACTGGCGCAACTGGCGCTCAAGGTGACACGGGTCATACGGGCGCAACAGGCGCAACTGGCGCAACAGGCGCAACTGGATCAACTGGCGCTCAAGGTGACACGGGTCATACGGGAGCCACTGGTGCAACAGGCGACACGGGCGCAACCGGCGCAACTGGATCAACTGGCGCTCAAGGTGACACGGGTCATACGGGAGCCACTGGTGCAACAGGCGACACGGGCGCAACCGGCGCAACTGGAGCAACTGGATCAACTGGCGCTCAAGGTGACACGGGTCATACGGGCGCAACAGGTGCAACAGGCGACACGGGCGCAACCGGCGCAACTGGAGCAACTGGATCAACTGGCGCTCAAGGTGACACGGGTCATACGGGAGCCACTGGTGCAACAGGCGACACGGGCGCAACCGGCGCAACAGGCGCAACTGGATCAACTGGCGCTCAAGGTGACACGGGTCATACGGGAGCCACTGGTGCAACAGGCGACACGGGCGCAACCGGCGCAACTGGATCAACTGGCGCTCAAGGTGACACGGGTCATACGGGAGCCACTGGTGCAACAGGCGACACGGGCGCAACCGGCGCAACTGGAGCAACTGGATCAACTGGCGCTCAAGGTGACACGGGTCATACGGGCGCAACAGGTGCAACAGGCGACACGGGCGCAACCGGCGCAACTGGAGCAACTGGATCAACTGGCGCTCAAGGTGACACGGGTCATACGGGAGCCACTGGTGCAACAGGCGACACGGGCGCAACAGGCGCAACTGGATCAACCGGCGCTCAAGGTGACACGGGTCATACGGGAGCCACTGGTGCAACAGGCGACACGGGCGCAACCGGCGCAACTGGAGCAACTGGATCAACTGGCGCTCAAGGTGACACGGGTCATACGGGCGACACTGGTGCAACAGGCGCAACAGGCGCAACAGGCGCAACTGGATCAACCGGCGCTCAAGGTGACACGGGTCATACGGGAGCCACTGGTGCAACAGGCGACACGGGCGCAACTGGAGCAACTGGATCAACTGGCGCTCAAGGTGACACGGGTCATACGGGCGACACTGGTGCAACAGGCGCAACAGGCGCAACAGGCGCAACTGGATCAACCGGCGCTCAAGGTGACACGGGTCATACGGGCGACACTGGAGCAACAGGCGCAACCGGCGCAACAGGCGACACGGGCGCAACTGGATCAACGGGCGCAACCGGATCAACGGGCGCAACCGGCGCAACTGGAGCAACTGGCGCAACTGGAGCAACCGGCGCAACCGGCGCAACTGGAAGTTTTACGCCGACTGGCACCGATTACGGAAATTACGTGTATTGGGATACAACCGGCACTCCTGCATGGGCGGTAGGCCAAACCGGAATACACATTGGCATTGATGCTGGTAAATTTGGTCAAGGCGACAAAGCAATTGCTCTTGGTTATAATGCGGGAACAACCGGACAAGGCAATGATGCAATTGCGATTGGAACTTCCGCTGGTTTAACCGGTCAAGGTGCAAATGCAATTGCTATTGGTAATCTGGCTGGGTGCAGTGGCGCTAATCAATTCCCTAGTAGCATTGTGCTGAATGCATCCGGTGTTGCATTGAATGCAGGAACCACCGGGTTTTTTGTTGCCCCAATTAGGAATGCAGTACAAGGCAACACCATTAGTTATGATGCAACGACAAATGAAATTACATATGACAATGTAAAATCGTTCATCATTGACCATCCCCATGACCCCGTCAATAAACATTTGATCCATGTTTGTTTAGAAGGACCCGAGTCCGGGGTTTATTACCGAGGCAAAGGTGAAATCGTGAATGGAACCTCGGTTGAAATACAGCTGCCGGCTTATGTTGGGGCATTGTGCACCGACCTCACGGTTCAAATCACTCACATTTATGATGGTGCAGTCAAAGTGTTCAGCGCAGGTGAAGTTGACACAGCAACCAACACGTTCATGGTGTATGGCGAGAATGGCCGATTCAACTGGTTGGTGCACGGAAAGCGCGGCGACGTGACAGTGGAGCCCAACAAGGCTGATGTGACCGTTCGTGGTGATGGACCTTACAAATACCTCGTATAAACACGCATGGATAGTTCCAATACATCATTTCTTCATTAATTAATAATAATCTCAACCATAATTAATTATTTTGTGCATAATTAATTAAATATATACATAAATATAACATAACCTATCATCTAATATTATACAATATCATCATGGCATTCACTCGGATCAGCGACGACCCCTGCCGCATTGCCAAAGAGCTGCAGGAATGGACGGGTCTAGGGCGCTACATGCTCAATGTGCCCGGCAACGGCGACAAACCCTGCTACATGGAAGACCCCTGCATCCGACTCCAAGGCTGGGGCGGCAACTTAAGGACCAATGTGGTGGAACTGGAGAACAATTTGCGCGGGCTGAACATGCCGCTGTCTCGCGACTGCATCAATTACAAAGCCAGCGCTGCAAAGGTGGGCGACAAGCCGGTCAAGTATCCCACATGCACGCCGTTCGTGGAGCAGCCGCGCGCCACCGACCCCGCATGGACCGCCCGGGATTTAGAGCAGTCGCACTTTTATTACCTTCCCCTGAACCCGCAAGAGAACGTGTGCATCCCGTTTCAGAACAACTTGAGCACGCGCATTCTGGAAAAGGACTACTGGATCCCGTGCCCCCCGGGCACCCGCGATGCGCAGCCACCGCTCGTCCCGAAAAACGTCTTCACCGCACCGGTTTAGCCGGACGAATGCAAATTCAAATTCATTTTATATATTTGAGTAATGCATACATAACCATAATGGCATGCAAGAACATCACTGTGCGCAAAAAGAAGGGGAAGCTTGCAATGGGAAGGCTTGCAATGGGAAGGCTTGCAATGGGAAGGCAGTACCTGATTCATTTTGCGGGCGGGGCGGCATTTGTGGTGCGCGTATTTGGCAAAGTGCTCACCGTTTACACCAGTAAATACAGTCCAGACATCACTGCCGGGAAGCAGGTGTATCGTACGAACATTAAGAAACTGTTTGTGCCGTCCAGCCTCAAACCCGGGGTTAAGCTGCCCAAGCGAATGCTGAATGGAAATTTATTGAAGAACGTGTGCGACATTGGTTTAGCCGGAAACTCGCTGCTCGCCCAGATTAGCAACGACAGCGGCAATAATGAAAGCAATAATGAAGTCAACAATCAATTCAAATACATTTACATCGGTCACGACGTCGTTGAGGTCACCCTGGATGAACCCGTAGAACAGTATTATTCGGAACTGATGTCGGGGTTTGCCGGCAATCCGTTTTTGAAGGTGGCAGCCGATGCGCCGCTGGCTTATGCAGTGACCCAACACTATGTGTATTTCTTTCACACAATGAAGCGTTTTGATCGCGACGCATTTCCGAGCCTGCGAGACGTCGTCCCCCCACTCAATCCAGCGGCCGATTACTCACCGGCCGTGAAAACCGCCATGCGAAAGACGGCCAAACGAATCATTAAGAAGGTTCTGGTTCCATTCACGAATTATTAAATGATTCAGTGTTGCCCCCTTATGCAATTTATATATAAATAAAAAGTATATTTATATATTAGTATTTAACATTCAATTCACATCAACCTATAATTTTTAATGGCTGAACTCGCAATCCCTTTGTTAGGGTTGGCCGGCATGTACATCATGTCCAATCAAAAGAAGAACACCAATCCCCGAGCCTTTAGTGGATCTGTTGCCGCTGCACCCGTGGAGGGCTACGAAAATATGGGCAAACCGGTAAACGCCATGCCCAACGTGGTGGTTCCACCCGACAACTACCCCGTGTTCAAGCCCAAGACGGGGTACAATGCAGACGAGTACTCCAATTTCCCGAATCCCAATGCCGCCACGGACAAGTACTACGAGCAGTCGGCGTATGAGGAAGTGGCCAATGGCGGCCCCGATTTCGGCGGCAAGACGCAGTTTGGCGACAATTATCAGCAGCGCCGACAGGTTTTGTCGCTGACGGGGTCGGCCATGGATGCAACCGACTTTAAGCACAACAACATGGCGCCCTTCTTCGGGGCCAAAATCCGGGGGCGCACCGCCGATGCCAATGTGCAGGAATCCGTGCTGGACACAATGAACGGGGCGGGTTCGCAGTGGATCAGCAAATCCGAGGTTGCGCCGCTGTTCAAGCCGCAGGAGAATTACAACTACGTGTACGGCACTCCGAACACCAGCGACTTCATACAGTCGCGCCAGATGCCGTCCAGCAACATGGCCAACGTCAAGCCGTGGGAGGAGGTGCACGTGGCGCCGGGGTTGGACAAGGGCTACACGGACGTCGGCAGCGGCGGGTTCAACTCGGGCATGGACGCGCGCGACAAGTGGGTGGACCGCAACGTGGACGAGCTGCGCGTGAAGACGAATCCCAAGCTCACGTTTGGTCTGGAGACGCACGAGGGGCCGGCGTACTACTACATCCAGAACGCGCCCAGCGCCGCCACGCAGGGCAAGGTGGAGAAGTATTTGCCGGACAAGTATTTTCTGAACACGCCCGACCGCTGGCTCACCACCACTGGTTTAGAGAAAGCGCAAACCGCACGCCCCATTGAGGCCGACCGGTTCGTCAACCGCCCGTCCACCACAGCGGAGTACTTCGGCGCGGGTTCCGAGCAGAACGGTGCCGCCACATACGCTGCCCCCTCCGTGGAGCAGTCCAAACGGCAGCAGATGGATCCCAGCAAGCATCACGCCATCAACATGACGGCGTCGGACCAGAAACCCTCATCCACCGCCGACCACGGGCGACTGGGGTACAAGGTGTTGCACAACAACCGCAGCACGACCACGAACGCCGTGGCGATGGGTGGCGTGTTTGGCGCCATTCGCGCCGTGGTTGCGCCGCTGCTGGAAGTGGTGCGCCCGTCGCGCAAGGAGAACGTCATCGGCAATCTGCGCGCTTATGCGAATGCGGGCACCACGGTTCCGGCCGGCACGGTGTTCAACCCCGCTGACCGCCTGCCCACCACCATTAAGGAAACCACGACAACGTTGCTGGATTTCAACCATCTGAATTTTGAGCGCCAGACGAATGCGGGATACCAGGTGGAGGAGCAGCAGCCCATAGAGAATCAGCGCGACACAACCACGGACGTGGAGTATCTGGGATCTGCTGGCGGTGCTGGGGCGCACATGGGCAACCAGGTGTACAATGCCGCTTACAATCAGCACAACAACAACAACAAGGTGCAAACGTCGTGGACGAACCAGGGCAACATGAACCTGCTGAACCACAACGAGAACGTGTGTGTGCGCAAACCACACGTCACCGTGAACAACTACATGGGTGCTGCTGCGCCCGGGCCCAACACGGTGAATATGCCGCCGTCCGTGGAAACTTACGGCAAGGCGCGCATGCCGCAGAACTACCCGCGCAACGCAATTGAGTGCGAGAGAATAAACCCCGAAATTTTAGACGCCTTCCGCAACAACCCGTACACCCAAAGCCTGAACAGCTACTGCTGCCGCTAGGGGAACCAAGGTGCCAAGCACACAACGGCTCGGCACGAGACGTGCCTTTGCCCCCAAACCCCTCCTTATAACCCGTAGGTTCCCTTAGGGGTTTAAGGGGGCAAAGCCCCATTATTCATTAAAAATAATTATATTTACAAATATATAATTAATTACAGCGAATTAATAACACAATAACATAATAACACATTAACATATTAGGCAATACCATGAATTACTTTGTTTTATTTAGCGTGATTCTGATTGCAGCGAGTGTGATCGTGTTGCTAATCCCCTCCACGACGGAGGGATTCACCTCTGCGACAACCAATGCAAACATGAACCCAAATGCCAAACCAAATGCCAATGCCAATGCCAAACCAAAACCAAGCGCCTCAAGACCAGCTGCTGCGGGGCAACATAATTTATCCAGTGCAGCTGGCGCAGCAGACGGTGGCTCAACCAATCAGTATTTGATGGATGACCTGCTGGCACAGCAAGACCGATTTGTGGAGGCCTTTGAAAATCGGGACAGGACCAATAAAGCAGCCACCGTTTCGGCAACCACCACAAAAAAGAAGGGCATCGCATCCACTGGCGCTGACATTAGAGGCAATGTAAAAATTCCAAAGGCGGGTTGCAACAAGGACAAATGCGTGCTGATTGATCCAAAGGCAACGGACCAACAAGGGAATCCAATTGCATTTCAAGGAAATTGCATTAATCCGAAATACGACGGCAGTGACTATGTCAACTATGGAATAAAATACTGTCCCGCGTTCCAACCGAAAGATGGTGCGTATGATGAAGAGTGTCAAACCTGTGGATACTACGAGTATAAAGGCATATGCCGCAAAAAAGATCCAAATAAAGATGCTGATCCTCCTGGATTTATTCCTACCCCTGAAAACCCAAGCAACTGTGACTATGAGTCATATGACTCTCCGGATGGTGTGACCGCGGGTCTAATACCCGGCACCAATGACAGCGGCAGCCAAGGTGGGGGCGGTCAAGGCGGTCAAGGAGACCAAAGCGGCCAAGGTGACAGTGGAAACAGCTGCAGCGCATGCAAATTGAATGTTAATAAACTAACACAGTGTGTTCTTCCCGGGTGTTTTTCGGCCGACGACGGATATCTGCCATTTCCCGATGACGGTGGCTACAACTTTGCAGAGGGGTGTTTTTATTACAATCCGGATCCAAGCAATCCAGGCAAAATCCTCCCTGGAATGGAAGGCCGATCCCCTGGATACTATTGTCCATCCATAACAACGGGCGGATCATTTGATTCTGGTGGTGGCGACGGAGATCCGTGCTACACAAAACCAGACTCAATCCCGGACACCGCTAATCCCAATGCGCCCAATTACAGTCTGGATTATGCAAAGTTTGTTAAAATGGACAAAACATGCTCCAACAACAAACAGAAATCCAAACAGAACTTTGTGCCTGGAAAAGATGCGCCAATTGACGACAATGACATGCCGCCACCCAGAAACACAAAGCATCGGCCCATGAATTCCACTATCAACCACCAACACCAATACAGTGGCGCAATCAATGTGTATCACCACTCATCAAATCAAAACCGGGGCAAAGGCCAAGGAAAAGACGGCAAACAAAGTCAATACGGCAATTCCAGTAATTCCAACACATATATAGATCCAGTGGGAGACACCACGGTGCTGGGATATTTGTAAAAGCAAAACTCTAAAACAAAATGTCAGGGGCTATTCTGATTCGTGCTCCATTTTTATTCATTGCCATGATGTGAAATGAACGATGTTCGCAATCTTCTATTGAAGAACATTCAGTTCCAAATGGTTGAATGTTTAATTTGCATTTGGTTGATGCAATGGCAGTTTCATTGCAATGCATTGGTAGCAAATCTATGCGATGACTTCCATCATAATAACAATTTACAAATTTGCAAGTGCGATAAATAGCAAATCCATTGAAGGCTGAATGACACTCCAACAAACCTCCCGGAGGAACTCTATTCAACAATTTTTTTACATATTTTTTCATTTTATCTTCCAAACGAGACGCTGAATGAAAATGTCTAAAACTAATAAGATAAGGTTGAATGGAAAGTGCCCAAATGTCATAATAATCTGTTTTATTGAAGGACAATGCATCCCATGTGTCTAAATGTAGATGTTTTTGCAATGCATCAATTTTGACATCTGCAAAACAAACATCATCAAAATCTATCATTGCAAAATATGGACATTTAAACTTTTCATAAACCAGTTTAATACACTTATTTCTACCATGAGCCAACCGGTGTGTTCTATACTTGGAAACTTCTTTTGCATTGTGATAATACATGAATCGTGGATTTTTTTCCTTGTATTGTTTTATGATGTTTAAAGAATCATCATTGGAATTGTCAAAATACACCACAATCATGTAATCATCAAATAATGTGCCCAGTTTTTCTATGTTTTCAAATACTTTATTCAAATAAGGGCCACAATTCTTGACAGTTCCACAAAAGCAACAATTCATTGTGTTATGCGTGACGTGTGACATACATTTAGAAAATATATATCATGAATTGTCGTTGAACTACAATGCATCATTTTATGATTTGGTGATTAGACAACCCAGACAACCCCTGCATCAATTCCATCATGTCTGCCTTATTAATGTGCGTCTCCTTCGCAATGATCTTCAGGATTTTGCGGTGCGCGGCGTCATCTTTCTCAATGTTCTTGTACAGCTCCTTGCAAATGCTCTGATACTCCACGTGCATTTTCTCCTTGTTCTCCCACCCGGGATGAGCCTCCATCCAATCCTGTATGACGCGTGTCTGATAGCACGACGTCATGTAAATGAATTTCTTCACGTGTTCGTGCATGTCGTCCTTGATCCATTCGTCGCTCTTAATGTACATGGTCTCACGCTTGGCGTCCGTGCAGTGAATCGGGCGCAGGTGCACGTCCATGCCCTTCAGATTGTTGGCAATGATGGAGCCCACCCCCTCCACAATGCCGTTCGTCTTTGTGAACTCCAGATCCTGCAGCGTAATTTTCAGCGTTTTCATGAAATCGCTCAGCTTGATGGCGTCCTTACACTCCGTGTTCAAAAACACCTGCACGTTAAACTGATTGTTGTTATGAATTGTTTGAGTGTTTGTCACATGTGCCACTTGCGCGGGTTTTTCTTTTATTGTTTCAACAAACGTGGTAAGCATGTCTTTGTGCATGGTTATCATAGTCTCCATAAACTTCTTAATTTCGGCTGTCTGCGCAGACTCTTTTTTTGAATTTTGCTTATGTTTTTCACTTTCACAATGCTGCACATAGTGGCTCTTTTTGTTGCAGCTATATTCGCATGCTTCGCAAACATACTTCGGTTTAGAGTCCATTGCAATAAATTTGAGAGATTTGTATATAATGCGAATATTAAAATTTATGCTTTAAGCATTTTTCACATTGGTTTAATATTTTCCACTAGGTAATAGGATCGGCCTATTTTAGCCTATAAAATAGGCTTTTCCCTAGATAAAACAGCCTATTTTAGCCTATAAAATAGGCTGTTTTACCGACCCATGTCCAAAAAATGCACCCATTTTGGTGCTTTTTTTTAAGCTTTTTTTCGGTCCAAAAAATCACATTTTTCCGCGCCATTTTTTGTCAGACCAGTGTGCTCTTATAATTACAGCATTATTTCATAAATTAAATTTGTTATATTTTGATTCGACTTTGCACAAGACTCGAAAAATTTTTGAGAATCGGACATAAAAAGTATGTCCGAAAATCGATACCTCGAAACCTTTTTGCGCAAAAACGCGCGGCGCTAGGTAAATTGCGGAACTTTTTAGAATGTTAATTGAGAGACCATATATGCAGTGCCATAATTGCAACATCTTAATTTAATAAATTGGTCTAGAGATAAAAATGTTGGTGCGCGATCATCACGAATATCTCTCTATTGTAATATATGGGAATGCAGTTATCAACTAAAACACGTCGTTCATGTCGTCCTCCGAATAAAACGAGTTACTCCAAAGCACTGTATGCATTTTCAAGTCCCAAACAAGCGCAAAAGATGGCGCACAAGTATTTAGGTAAATCAGCCGAACTGTATCCTGCGAGCAATCCTGTAAAAAAATACCGAATATGCGACCCAAAGTTGAAGCAATGGGTCAACTTTGGTCAAATGGGATATCAAGATTGCACCCGTCATAAAAATAAAACGCGCAGAAAGAATTACTTGACGCGCACAGCTGGAATGCTGGGCAACTGGAAAGACAATAAATACTCGGCAAACAATCTGAGTCGCAACATTTTGTGGTGAGCCCCTGGTGCTTTTTTTTAAGCTGGCCTGGCATTATTCCCAGACCACGACGGGCCCGCCGGAGGGCCACGCGGCATAAGGGATCGCTTTGCTGGTTGACTGTGTTAGGGATAGTAGTTTTTGCAGCGCGGCTTTGCGGCGTTCCAGCGGGGTTTGATTCACATCCGACCGTTCGCGGCGCGTGAGCTGCTTAAACCGCCATTCGAACTGCAGCGCGGCCTGCCAGGTGGGGAAGCCGGTCACATGACATGCGCGGTGCCAGGTTTCACCACGGGCCACTTTGGCGCCGGTGGCATGTGCTCCGCCACTAAGTTCCTTATTGTGCTGGCGCAGTCGGCGTTCCAGATTCACGGTGGCTCCCACATACGTGGCGCGTTTGGAGGATGATTCCAGCAAATACACGAAGAATTCTTTGGCATCCTTAATTTCTTCTTCGCAAACGGGAACAGTTTCCTCGTCAGGTTGCATGTTGTTTTGTGTGTTTATATATTGTTGATTTGTTTATTTTGATTTTTAATTGGTTTAATGATGTTGGGATTTGTTTTTTTTCTATAACCGTCCTTCTTTGGATTTGGATTTGTGCCGCCTTCGCTTCGTTTTACGGTTTCCTCCACTTCGTCTTTTTGAAATCATGCGTTTTAATTTATAGATTTCATTGTCTTGTATATGTGATTGTGGTGGTTGCACAAGAGCATCCACCAATGATTTCATGATTCCACCGCTTGCAAGCATTTCCGTGCGGTCTTTACTAGTTATGGATGGATCAGATGTTGACAACAATGCCTTTGCTTTTGCAATTGCCTTTACTTCAGTTAAATTTTCCTTAGTTGGATATAAATGTCTGGATGCATCCATCCAGATTTTCTTTTCTTGCCGGTGTTTTCCCCATTCAACTGCCATAGTTTCAGTTCGCAAAAGCCTTTCTGCCTTCATTTTTAATTGTGTCAGTGCTTCTATCGGGGTCATTTCACCTCTGATTATATGAAAAATTTCACAACCGGGTTCCAAAACTATCCGTTCAATATTTTCAATAATGACCGGGTCTACCGGTAGATTATGAATTATCGCGTTTATATTTTTTATATAACAATCAATGACGTAAAAGATGTGGCGATACTTATGTCTTTGTGACTCCTTCATTAATGTGTAAATCCCGTGATCCATTATCATTCTAGCACGTTTTTGAAATTCTGCCTGTTCTTGTTGTGTCGCAACATCCAACATGTATTCAGAACGGTCCAAACTATCAATATATCCCCTATATGTAAGTAGTTCGGCTGAGGCGTCGTCGGGACTAACATAATTTTGTTCAAAATGAGCTAACATCGTCCTAAATTGTGTCATATTTTTCATAAATTTGGTTTCATCCGCAATTACCCCGTCATTTGATATACCCTCACCGCAGAATAGATGCTCTTTTTTTCTAAAGAACGACGACATGACCTCTTCCATATAATTAACATTTTCACACAATGCACGAATGTCAATTAGAGAATTGGAATGAGTTTGCATAAAATGAATTTTGCGTGACAATAACTCTATCATGTTATTTAAATGGTCTCCCCATTGTTTTCGCGTGTCTTTGTGTTCGTTAAATAGAAAATATAATTCTCCATTCAATAATGCTTTCGCCATTTCATGATCAATTTCTCCGGATGAACCCTCTGCATTTCCCGAATGTCCATGCGAATTCCCCATTAATTCATTTATAATATTAACTACTATAAAAATAAAAACTGAAAAATATATAATATTTTTTTCAGTTTTTTTGGGTTTTGAATTTTGATGTTGTGAATTTACAACTTCCCGCCTGCACTTGCAGCCCTTCTGGGAGCAGCACTGGCTACATCATCCGACCCAAAAGCGTAGTCGTCCGATGGCTGTGAACCATTGTTCCCATAGAGGTCGTATTCGTCGTGGTGGGCAGGATAAGCGGGATGATGACTGTGACGAGCGGATGCAGGTGCAGACAGCTGGATGTCGTCATCGTTGAATTCGGTGCTTTGGGTGTCACCCGAAATGCAGCGCCCCAGCGCACGACGGCACACCTCGTATGCGACCGGAGTGTCATGCGAATCGTGCTGAATGGAGTGCACACGATCAAGTCCCATGCCGACGGCATTGCGTTTCGCTGACGGATCAGACCCGATGAACAGAATGGAATGCATCGGATTGCGTTTTTTGTTGTCGGCGATCATTTCATTCACGTCAGACTGCCTGTGGTGGATTGAATCGTTGTTGTCGCCATCGGTGAAGATGTACGTCGTGGCTGGAACTCCTGCGCTGCTCGTGTTCATCTGTTCAATTGCGATGACGACCGCATCCCACAACGCGGTCATTCCATCACACGTCAAATCAGTGGGATCCATGAGCGGGAGATCATCCACTGAAACTCGGTCACCCACGCGGATTCTGTCATGCGACGAGAATTGGATGATGCGGACATGGGCGCGATGTTCACATGGCACACGGTAGCGTTTTTGCAGGTCTGTAATGATCTCGTTGATGCCTTTGACGACTGAACCACGCTGGTCCTCCATGGAGCCGCTGACGTCTTGCACAAACGTGACGTCCATGTCTTTTGTGGCAATCGGAGGCAAATTGTCTTGACTGGCTGAATTGCCTTGATCTTGATTTTGATTGGTGTCGTTGATGATTTTGGGCTCATTGATTGGGGTCTCGTTGATTGGGGTGTCGTTGATTGCAGTTGCGGCCATGTTGTCGTTGTTGTTGTTGATGTTGTCGTTCTGAACTAATTCCATCTTTTGATTTTGAAAGAAGCTTTCAATTTTTTTTTCAAATGGAATTAATCAAAACAAAAATATTTACAATGTGTATTTCTCATAAACGTGTTTGCATGCCCCTAGAGTGGTTATTCCAATGAATACCCACGATTGATTGTAGAAGTATTTGGACATGTCCATGACGTGCAGCGTGTAAGAACACACCGGATTGGCTATATTAAAAAATGTCACAATGTATCCGTAAAATCCGGGGGGCGCACAAAAGTGCGCATATGTTTGTGCGGCAGCCCAATGCAGCGATGCAAAAGCAACGGGTAGCAACATGCTGTACGCAATTTGTTTTCCACGCATGTTTATGTATTGCCTTTACATTGCGCCCTATTTTTAATTACTTTTTTTGGTTGTATTTGCATTTGCATTTGTTGCATTTGTTGCGCTTGTCCCTGATTCGCCGGTGTCTTCGTTCTCGGTCTGGCTTCATTCCGCAAAATAGAATTGCGAATATGACGGTAAATGCGCCCGCCATAACAAATACTTCTCCGATTAGCATATGGTTCCTGGTTTTTGAGTTTTAATTAACACAAATCATTTGTAAAATGGCCATCAATTTTTTTTCATTTGCGTGCATTGTGATAATTTTGAACGAACCATTGCACCGTTTCACGAAGTCCCTGGCGAACGGGCGTGAATGCGAACTCCGAGCTGCCATAAAGGCGTTTGAATTTGGAATTGTCCGCCGTTTTTTTAAACTGGCCGTCGGCTTGTGTGGTGTCATACACGATGTCGTTGTCAAACCCGATCGCATCAGTGATATGCTGCACCACCTGTCGGATGCTGATTTCGTCGGTGGGGTCCACCGAGAGAATGAGGGTACCCGCGCCAGCACTGCCCCCAGCGCCCCCAGCGCCCCCAGCGCTTAAGTCATCACTAGTCGCATCGTAATGTTCCAGCACCCAAATCATCAAATACGCCAGGTCACGCGAGTAAATAAATTGTCGCAACGGCGCACCGCTCCCTGCAACCACCAGTGGCACCCCCTGCTGCTTGGCCAGATAGCACTTGTGAATCAGCGCCGGAATGACGTGCGCATCGTCCAGATTGAAGTTGTCGTACGGACCGTAAATGTTGGTCGGAATGACGCACACGAAATTGCTGCCGTATTGTTCGTTATGGCACCGCGACTGCACTTCCAACATGCGCTTGGCATAAGCATATGCATCATTGGACGAGTGCGGGGGGCCGGCGTGCAGCATGGACTCGTTGATTTGGGTGGTCTTCGTTTTGTGGTCCGGAAAAATGCACGTAGACAAACAGCTCACCACCTTGGCCACACCCAATTCGTGACACACGCGCAGCACGTTCATGTTGATGCGCACATTCGTTTCAAACATGTCCACCTTACACCGCATGTTTTTGAACAGGCCACCCACCGCCGCCGCCAAATGAATGACCGCGTCAGGGGCAACTATTTTAAAATATCGCAAAGTGGCCTCATAATTGGTAAGGTCGCAATCGCGCGATGACATGAACACAAAACGGTATTTTAATTCGGCACCACACATGTGGCGCAGTGCGGATCCCACCAGTCCGGAACCACCGGTCACTAAAACACATTGCATCACGGATTGTGCTGATTGGGCTGATTGAGAGAATTTTTAGCGAATGATTAATTGATTAACATGCAAATCATTTAAATAGTATTTTTGATGGTTTATTATCATCACGAAGCAGAATACAAATAAATGACAGAAAAGGTTGCGTTTATAACCGGAATAACAGGGCAAGACGGTTCCTATCTGACGGAGCTGTTGCTCAGCAAAGATTATTTCGTGCACGGCCTGATCCGCCGTTCATCCACGATAAACACGTCGCGTATTGAGCACATGTTTCACACTCCTGCGCTTAAACTGCATTACGGTGATATGACAGACAGCGCATGTTTGTATAAGATTCTGAGCCAGATCAAAACAACGCATACGACGATGGAACGCCTAGAGATTTACAATCTGGCCGCGCAGTCACATGTCAAAATATCATTTGAGATGCCGGAATACACCGCCGACACGGATGCATTCGGCACGTTGAAGCTGCTGGAAGCGGTGCGCAACAACCAGCTGGATTCTGTGACCCGGTTTTATCAGGCGTCCACCAGCGAGATGTATGGCAAGGTGCAGGAGATGCCGCAGCGCGAGACCACACCGTTTTATCCTAGGTCGCCGTATGCAGTGGGCAAGCTGTATGCATATTGGATTGTCAAAAATTATCGCGAGGCGTACGGCATGCACGCATCCAATGGTATCCTGTTCAATCACGGTGGCGTGCGCCGCGGCCACAATTTCGTGGAGCGCAAAATCACGCTGGGGCTCGGCAAGATTCTGCGCGGCGAGACGGACCGGCTGGTCATGGGCAACATTGATTCGCAGCGCGACCTGGGCAGCGCGCAGGATTACGTGGAGGGCATGTGGCTCATGCTGCAGCAGGATGCGCCGGATGACTACGTGCTGGCCACAGGGGAGACACACAGTGTGCGCGAAATGATTGAGCTGGCATTCAGAATTGCTTACATAAAGATAAACTGGCGCGGCACGGGCGCCGACGAGGTGGGATACGACGAGGTCACAGGCAAAGACCTGATTTTCATTGACCCGAAGTATTATCGCCCGACGGAGGTGGATGTGCTTTGGGGAGACGCATCCAAGGCGGAACGCGTTCTGGGATGGCGTCCGCACACTTCGTTCCAACAGCTGATTGCCGAGATGGTGCAGCAGGACACGCAGACCGTTTACACGATCATTTAGATTCACAATATCACAAATATCACAATCAATAACAATATCAATGTTTACATTAATGTGTATTAATGTAAAAATTGAATTAAATATATGGATGATGTTGCTATCACTATCGTGCACTCATTTAAACTAGAACCAATGCAGCCGTCAACAACTCCAATGCATCATCCATTGATGGACCAAATTTTAAACAGGAAGCATGCACTTACCAATTTAACCGATGCCGAGTTTGAGGCGATGCTACCGCAGTTGGCCGCCGAGCTGGAATCCCACGGTGTCCTGCGCGAAACGTATAGTGACGCCGAAATACAGAAGGACTGGGCTTTATTACTGAAAAAGGATACAACGATCAATGCAATGACCATTTCGGCCACGGAGGTGGCGGGCATGAAAGTGCTGCGAAAACACATGCGGCACTTCCACTCTGTGCGAAATTACAAGGGGCACTCCGTGGAGTCGCTGTGGACTCGGCCGTGCCTGGAAAAGGCGCTGCGATTCAATCGCGCTCAGCATTCCACGCCGTATGCGTCCGAAATCATTCGCTCGCTGTCGTTTGCAAACGGGCTGGGCAAAGTCACCATGTATCGCCCGCTCATGGCGAAAAAGGTGGTGTCCTATTTGGTTAATAAAGATAACCTAAAAGAAGTGCGCGTATTAGACGTGTGCGCGGGATGGGGCGGCCGAATGATCGGCGCAAAAAGCGCAGAGCTGAATCATGCATACAAATATTGCCGGGTGCATTACACGGGCATTGACCCCTGCGCGAAGACGTATGAGGCGCTGCGCGCCATTCGCGACGAACTGGAACTCACCAATGTCACGCTGATTAACCAACCGGCCGAAGTGGCTTTGCAAGAGATGGACCCGGGTGCAAAATATGACATTGCGCTCACCAGCCCGCCGTATTACAATCTGGAAATTTACTCGGACGAGCCGACGCAAAGCATTGCTTCTGAACCAAATTTGGGTTACCAGGCGTGGTTAAATACGTTTTTGAGCCCGGTCATTCAGGGCATCATTCGGCTCGGTGTCAAATACAGCTGCTGGAGCGTGAAGAACTTCAAAACCGACAAAAAATATGACCTGCTGGACGATGTGATAAGGATTCATGCCGAGCACGGGTGGCGCCTTTTAGATGACACGGTGTTCACGATGGCCAACAGCCGGCGCCCGGGGCAAAAGTCGCAGCCTACATCAGACGATGCAACTACAGCGGCTCTTGTTCCAAAAAAAACGGAGGAATGCACCTACATCTTTATCCGGGCATAATGAGCCAATAAGTCATTGTGTAATTCATTTTGGAATGGTGCCGACAAATTTGCGCAGGCACTCCAGTCCGTGGATCGGGGTGAGATACGGCATGATGGCCGATTTAATAGTCCACCATCCTTGCTTGCCTTGGAATGTCACCACCTTTTTTTCGCGCAGCTCACCCATGAGTTGCGCTTTTGTCACGCACCACACCTTCCACTCATGGAAATCTAGGAGGGCCAGCATGGCAAATGTGTAGTCGTGCTCGGGTTCCATATGCTGCCATCGGCAGTCATTTTTTCCGGCCCAGTGTCGGGCGCATTTGATTTCGCATTTGTGGCCCTCAAATATGCCGTCGTGCTGGCTGGAGGTTCTTGGCGTCATTTGGAATAATTCGGCCAGGATCAGTTCGCTGACGGAGCCAAACGGCTTGGAGTCCAGGTTCACTAGCTCAACCACTGCCGGGTCAGCATTCATTCGGACATAATACTGCGTCTGCGTTTCCCTTCGTTCGTTGTTGGTGTATGCTTTGGTGTGCTTCCAGTGGTCCACTGAAAGCAATGGCAGCAATGGATTCACCACAACAGCGGGCGGCACAGATGCATTGGTTGCTTTGTCGTCGTCGTCGTGTTTGTCGTTGTCGTCGTGTTCATGATCCAATGCTGGGTTCATCATCCCTGGGGTTTGCATTTATTGACTGGGGATTGGATTTGCATGCATGAAAAATGTTACGCTTTTCATGCATTCAATTTTTTTGAAATTTGGTGTGTAAATTGGTCACATGTCACCAATAATCCGAATCATCGCTGTCATATGATTTGGCGCGAAAGGGGCAGCAGTCTGGCGAAAACACGACGCGCTCCATTTTGCGCAGCTGTTGGGCTGAAAGCAACCAGCGAATATTGGCTTCGTTTCCGAACTGCGTCAAACGCTCAACGACGCAAATGCCGGTCTCGTCGCGTCCACCCGATGCGCCAACAATGTACACGGGTTTAGTAGTGCGAACTTCGCGCTCGTCTACGGGCACGCGACAAGCGCGCAGGTTGAAGAACACCATGCTCTTGGTGTAAACCTGCGGGTCAAATAAGGGCGCCGGATACAGGTTGGTTGGGTCAACTAACCAGCGAGCGGTTCCGTGCCGTGCTTTGCCCGGAAACAGGTTGGCTTTTTGCGAAAACAGCCACAGCAGTTTGCGCGGGGTGATGATGCGCTTCAACCCGTATTGCAGGCTGAATGATGGATAGGATGGATATTCCAACCGAATCGTCTGTTCAAACAGCGCATTGAAATCGGCCACGGTCTTGCATGCCACCAGTTCGTCTGCACGCGAATGGACAAGGCACCACATCATGTTCACCATTCCTTCATGCTCCAAATCACGTTCGGTGCTATAAGGCGTGACGTATTTTACCACATCCACGTCCTTTGCATTGTCGTCATCCTTGCCAACGTAAAATCCTCGGATCTGTTCATCTTTGGACACCTCGGTTTTCATCGGCGGAAGCTGCCAGTTGTTCTTAGTGCGCCATTCCTGCATGCGCCGTTCAAACAGCTCATTGGAATGTGCGTCGTTTTTAATTGCCTCGGTATGCATCCATTGTAATTGTTCTTCTCTCGTTCTGAAAATGGGAGAAACGGTCGGTGCATCTGGGCGCCTCAGGTAAATTTGAGTTGGCCTGCATTGGGACTGCTCCTCTCGCTCAAGTGTGGCCTGTGCTCGTTTGTCGTCTGTATCACATGATTCCGCTATTGCGGCGGCGCATAAATCCGGGTTTACTGGGATGCTTGGCCTTTCTGCAGTTGCAGTTGCACTTGATTTTGATGTTGATGGAATGTTGCGTTTTGCGATGCTGGCCCAAGAACTCATTGGATGAATGGTTTGATTAACTGATCAAACATGTAACTAAATGTTTAAATCAATTTTTTTTCAATATTTGCATGGATCATTCATTTCATGTTAATGGTGAATAAGTATTAAAGTTATTTCAATAATGCAATCAAATATATAAATTAATCCCATTTTCTCTCAAATGAATAAACTAGAACCGATGATGGCATCAGCGACAGCAACAACCATACCCAAGAAACCGCGAGTTCGCGTCATCAAGAAACCTCAGATGAAACCATTGGAAATGCTGGACATACACTGCGACATTAAGCAGAAGCTGCGGTACTTCGTTGATCAAAAAAAGATTCCCAATATCATATTTCACGGCGTGTCTGGCTGCGGCAAAAACACGCTTGCATTAAACTTCATTCGCAGCATATACGGCAATGACAAGGCCGTGTTGAAGGATTACGTCATGCACGTGAATTGCGCGCACGGCAAGGGCATCCGATTCATTCGCGAGGACCTGAAGTTCTTTGCCAAAACCAATGTGGATCTGAAAGATGGAGAGATATTCAAGAGCGTGATTTTATTGAATGCGGATAAACTGACCACGGATGCGCAGTCGGCGCTGCGCCGGTGCATTGAGCTCTTCAACCACTCCACGCGGTTTTTCATAGTGGTGGAGGATAAATACAAACTGCTGCGCCCCATTCTGTCGCGGTTCTGCGAGATTCACGTGCCGGAACCAATCGTCAACGGGACGCAGGTGAATTTGCACACGCATTTGTTGCAAAAAACGTTTGCATTAGACAAATTGAAGCAGCAGCGCGCCGAATGGTTAAAAAAAGAGGTGTCGTTTGATCGGGAGTATGATCACAGCGATCTGATTGAGATGGCTGATAAATTGCACGAACGTGCTTATAGTAGCATGGACTTATTGCGATGGCTTGAAGAATCCGACATTCCGCCGGATAAAAAATATGAGAAACTCATTGCATTTCAAAAGGTGCGCCACGAATTTAGGAACGAGAAATTGTTAATGCTGTTCATGTTGCATTTTATGCTATTTCGTTCTGATGCTAGTTTAGAAAATATATCATTTATGTAAAACTACTACAATCCATAATACAAACATTCATCAATCATCATGGACGATTATTCTCTCCCCAGCCTGCACGAGTCGCGCAACGAGTGGTGTGCGCGCTTGGTCAACATTTTGGCACCCATGACGGCGGAAGGCTTCCGGTCCATTTTTGATGAAGCGTGGAAATTGTGCGAGCAGAACAACGAAACCGGGAAATATTTGATGACATTTCAGAATTTTCTCTCGCGCGTGCCGAAATGGAATGCGACAATCATTGAGCAGGAGACGCAGCGCATCGTGGACCGCAGCGGGTGCGGGTATTTAGCCGATCTGGTGACGTGCGTGCACATCATTCAGCTGAAGAGCCTGACCTGCATGCGAGTGGGCAGCAAGCAGAAAAAGGTGGACATTGACATTCCGCAGCTGAACGATTTCATTCACAAGGTGTACGTGCACTGCGCGCGCAAGCTCTACACGAACGTGTATTTATTTGAACGCGGCATCCCGCCCCTTACCACTCAGAAAAATATGAGAGAAACTGAGATCATAATTAAGGAGTGCATCCTGGACAGCATTCGGGAGAGCATCCCCCTGGAAATGATTCTTAAGACGTACATGGACGAAACCATAGAAGACCACACCGAAATTAAAATGAAGGAGGAGATCGTGTCTCAAGAGCCGGTTGTGTCAGAACAAGCGACTACTGTCACGAATGCGAATGCAGGACAACAAGTGAATGCGACTGCGAATACGAGTGCGAACATGAATGCAATGGCCGCCGCGGGCGTTGAACTACCCGCTGACGCCTTCCCCAGCCTTTCTTCTTCACCCAATTCAAATGCAGTGGCGGGTTCATCCGGCACCATAAAATTCAACGACGTGGACAGCGCAATTGACATGAATAATGCCGAACACAGCATTCATGCGCCCAAAACCGAGGAGCGTCTGGAACAAATCAGCAACGAGAGATACATGCAGCGCAAAATGCAAGAGGAGGAGGAGGGCGATGATGGACAGGATCGGCTGAACATAGGCGAGGAAGTGCAACTGGACATGTTTGACGTGCACCCCATGGAAGAACCGTCGCGCAAAATGAATTTTGATGCGCACGAACTGGACGACATTGAAATCTTGGCCTAAATGACCGTACACGTATTGGTGGCTTCACGCATGGATACCTGCAGGTTGTGGCGTGAAATTGCATTCATTAATAAAATGTAATAAAACAATAATGTAAGTAAATTAATTAAAGGATGAACAAATCTAGGCGACGGGTTAAAGGCAAAAGGGGCAGCAAAAGGGGCAGCAAAAGGGGCAGCAAAAGGGGCGGAATGTTTGGATCAAAATCGGCTGCAGCAGCGGCAGCACCAGCAGCAGCAGCAGGAACTTCGCAAAAACCAAAACCCAAACCAAATTTGACATTAAAGATGTTGAGTGCGTTACCCGATATGGATTCTAAAAAAGCACTCGTCGGACCAAATTCAGGACATTTTGAACACATGATGCGACAACTCACCCAAGGCCTTTCAAAAAAACAGACTGCACTGGCACAAGGTGCCATGGTAGATGCAGGCAACCACCGATTTGCGAATGACATGGCAATTCAACTGCGTGAAAGTGCCCAGCGATTGCGTGCTGGGTCGTTCAAGTCCCACGATGTTGCGGCATGTGCAACCGCAATCGGAAAAGCCGTCATGCAATTGGAACAAGCCATTGGTTTAGGCAGTTGGTCAGCATGTGCGGATCTGGCCGAACTGCTAGTGAATAGCGACAAAGTAGGCATGGGGCATCCTGACGAGGAAAGAGCGATTGAGTTAGTTGCAGCTCATGCTCGCGAAGATCCCGATTGTGCGGGGGTTGTAGCCTTGTGCTTTATTTACGAAAGAAATGTTGGTGAAGCCCATGAATTTGCGGAACACAGTGCTGCGGAAGGCAGCAAATATGGCCAGCTTGCGCTTGGATTATTGAAAAAGAAGGAAAAAAATTACCCTGCAGCCGTTGCACAGTTTCAGCTCGCTGCAGCGCAGAATTATGACGAGGCACAACTGCAGCTAAGTGAAATGTATCGCAATGGTAATGGTGTTGACCCAGATTTCAATGAAGCGATGCGGTTATGTCATCTTGCAGCTGATCAAGGAAATCGTAACGCATTTTTTTTACTCGGCACAATGCACAGAGATGCGATTAAGCAAAAGATTTCCGTTGACCCCGAGGCAGACCTAAAGGAAGCTATATATTGGTTGGAGCTTGCAGTGGCAGCTGACCAACGCAAGGCAGAAACAGTTTTGGATCGCCTTAAAATAAAAGGGCCTAATTTTGATTGATCATGATTGAAACAAAAAACAATTACAATATGGCATTTTAATTGTTTAAACGTGTAAAATTCGTAAAAATGGCCAAATGATTCGTTTTGATTAGTATATACTTTAGCAAAAATTAAATAATTTAGCAAACAGAATGAACAGCAACTCTTACATTGTTAGCGGCATCATTGCCTTTGTGTTTTTAGTGGCCAAATTTCTGGAGATGCGATTTTCTGGCGCCAACAATGTGGTTGCTGAGGAAGGCGAAGATGACAGCAGCAGCGCCCAACCCCAATCCAAGCCGCTCAAATTCCTGTTGCGCGACACGCTGCTGGTGTACGGGTCGTCTCTTCTCGGGTTCTACGTGATTTCACAGTTTGAAGAGCACGCAGCCACAAATTCAGTGATCAAAGAAGTGGCCGCATTCACGGGCGGACCGGATTTTTAGAGGACATTAATATATTAAAATGTATTAAATGCATGCAACCATTATTATAAAATTGCAACATCATTTTTAAATGAATCAGGATCCGTGTTGGGCAAATTATTTGCAGCGGTTTGCGGAGTTGGGATCCGACGCATTTCATAAGAGTTCAAACAATCGCTTGAATTCAGGCAAGTTCTGCGTTATTGTGGAGCCGCGCCAGCACCCGAATTTAATACCGGTCATTAAGAACTTCATGTATTTGCTGCAGCACACCGGTTGGGGACTCGTCGTGTATCATGGTCCCGACAACGAGAGATTTGTCAGGGATGGATTAAAAGACGCCTTTCCACCGCATAATGTGCATTACGTGCGAATGGCGCAGCAGAATTTGACCCCGCGTGAATACAGTGCCATGCTGTGCAATCCGATGTTTTGGCAGTGTTTGCTGGACGGCTTCAAATGCGAACACGCGCTCATTTTTCAGTGCGACACGTTGCTGCTGAAAGGTTGCGATGTGATTGACTCGTTCCTTAAATATGATTATGTGGGTGCACCGTGGCCGGATGGCGGCATATATGCGGCGCTGCCGCCAAATGAACGGCGTATGCGGCTCACAGTGGGCAACGGCGGCCTGTCACTGCGAAATGTGCGCGCCATGCTGTCCATTGCACGCAATTATCCGTACCCGCACGCGTCGGGAGTTCCCGAAGACGTGTATTTTTCGCACTGGTTGAAAGTGAATGAAACCGTTTATTGGGTCCCGAGCACCGAAGAAGCCAGCGCATTTGCAATGGAGCACGTGCACAATCCTGATGCGGCGGGATTGCACGCCCCGGCACCTGCATTGAGGGAAGCGTGTGCTGCAATGATGACGGCCGCAATAAATGACAGATCAATGCATGCCAATTATTAAGGAAGAAAATTAATTTTTATATGTTATCATATAAAAATAATTCAGTAATATATAAAGCAACAAAGCAATAACAAATGCAATCGCGAGATGTGTTTTCACACTGCCGAGCGGCTGGACAATCAGCCGGAAGGGCTGCAACTGATACGGAAAATCAGCATAAACCAGATCATGAATTGAAATCAATATTTGATTTGGCATACAAAACTGCATACAATCAGGCGTATAGTGATTATGAACAGGCTCATGCGAAAGTCCATGGTGGATCAATGAGAAAAAGAAAAACAACGAAAACACGAAAAATAAGAAGGAACTTCATGCGTTAACTGCACTGCCCTAAACCACTAGCACACATTCAAGAAATAGATGTCAATAAAAATTTATACAACAAACCCATTTAAAGATTTATTTATGATAACATATACCAGCAAACAACCCAGCAACCCAGCAAACAACCCAGCAACCAACCCAGCAACTCAGCAACCAACCCAGCAACCCATCAGCAACACAATGACCTCAACCAGGAAAGCTATCGGAATTGATTTAGGCACCACGTATTCGTGCGTGGGTGTCTGGCAGAACGAGCGCGTGGAAATCATCGCCAATGACCAGGGCAATCGCACCACGCCATCCTATGTGGCATTCACGGACACCGAGCGCCTGATCGGCGATGCGGCGAAGAACCAGGTGTCTATGAATCCGGAAAACACCATTTTTGATGCGAAGCGACTCATCGGCCGCAAAATAGATGACACCAACATTCAAAACGACATGAAGCACTGGCCGTTTAAAGTGATCGCCAAGGACGGCGGCAAGCCACACGTGCAGGTGGAGTTCAAGGGCGAGCAAAAAACGTTTTCGCCGGAAGAAATTTCGGCCATGATTTTGACGAAAATGAAGGAAACTGCAGAGAGCTATTTGGGGGCCACGGTGACGGATGCGGTGATCACTGTGCCTGCATACTTCAACGACGGGCAGCGCCAGGCCACCAAAGACGCCGGTGCCATTGCGGGCCTGAACGTGCTGCGCATCATCAACGAGCCCACGGCAGCGGCCATTGCATACGGTCTGGACAAAAAGGGCGCAAGCGACAACAAAAATAGCAATGTTCTAATTTTTGACCTGGGTGGCGGCACGTTTGACGTGTCATTGCTCACGATTGACGAAGGCATTTTTGAGGTGAAGGCTACAGCGGGCGACACGCATCTGGGTGGCGAGGATTTTGACAACCGGCTCGTTACCTGGTGCGTGCAGGAGTTCAAGCGCAAGCACAAAACGGACCCGACCGGAAATAACCGGGCAATGCGCCGGCTCAGGACGGCGTGCGAGCGCGCAAAGCGCACCCTGTCGTCTTCCACTGAAACCACGATTGAGGTGGACGCGCTGTTTGACGGCGTGGATTTCGCGACGAAGATTACGCGTGCCAAATTTGAGGAGCTGTGCATGGACCTGTTCCGCAGCACGATTGACCCCGTGGACCGCGTCATTCGGGATTCCAAGATCTCCAAGGGCAACATTCACGAGATAGTGCTGGTGGGTGGTTCCACACGCATTCCGAAAGTGTGCGCGCTGCTGTCCGAGTATTTTAATGGCAAGGAACTCAACCGCTCCATTAATCCGGACGAGGCGGTGGCGTACGGTGCGGCGGTGCAGGCGGCCATTCTGACGGGCGACCAGTCCAAGATCACGCAGGACATCCTGCTGCTGGACGTGGCACCGCTGTCGCTGGGTATTGAGACAGCGGGCGGAGTCATGACCAAAATCGTTGAGCGCAATTCCACCATTCCGTGCAAGAAGAGCCAGACATTTTCCACGTATGCGGACAACCAGCCGGGCGTGCTGATTCAGGTGTTTGAGGGGGAGCGCCAGCTGACCAAGCACAACAATATTTTGGGCAAGTTCCAACTGGACGGCATTCCCCCTGCGCCGCGCGGCGTGCCACAGATTGAGGTGGCGTTTCACATGGATGCAAATGGCGTGCTGAACGTGCACGCCACGGACAAGGCGGGTGGCAAGTCCAACAATATCACGATCACGAATGACAAGGGGCGGCTGTCCAAGGAGGACATTGAGCGCATGGTGTCGGAGGCGGAGAAGTACAAAGAGGAGGACAGCCGGCACAAGGAGCGCATTGATGCCCGAAACGGGCTGGAGAATTACATTTACTCCGTGAAGAACTCAACCGATGACGCGAACGTAAAAGCGAAGTTGTCGGAGGAGGGGCGAAGCACGATAGAAGCGGCATGCAAAGAGTCGCTGGCGTGGTTAGAGTCGGCCAATGATGCAACCACCGAGACGGCTGACTATGCTGCCCAGCAGAAAAAATTGGAGGGCATTGTTGCGCCCATTGTGTCAAACCTGTATGGACAATCGCAAAGTCAAAGTGCCAACGGTGGTGCCAAGGAAGGCCCCAGCGTTGAGGAGGTGGATTAAAGCAGCGCGCGCTGGAACAAGAACCACACATCGTATTTGGCTCCTTCTTCGCGACAAATGTGAAAATTGGATTGCGTGTCTTTTGAAAACACACAAGCTGCAATGATTTGTTGGTCGTCTTTTACGGTGCGCCCCTGGGACAGCTGCTCGTGCAGTTTGGCATCATACATGGTTGCCCACCACTCCGCTTTGGTTTTGTGCAGAATGAAAAATCCGCCCGCAATGAAATTCAGGCGCGGGTCCAATCCATTGGTTTGCGTTGGATCATTGATGGTCCGTATGCAGTGCTCAATTTGAGCCCAGTCATTGTTCACGCAGCCGTAGTAAACCTTTGCAGGATTCAGCGCCGCGATTTTGTCGGGGTTCGGCCATCCGCGCAGCTGCGACATGGAAAGATCTTGCGTATTACGACCCCGGAAATACCCAATGTCGCACCAGCCATAAAACTCCGTGTCAAAATAGCGATTTGTGACGGTTTCGTGAACAAAGTGCACTTTTTCGGACCAGAGCGCATTCACGCGCCAGTCCACCAATTTATTAAGTGACACATTTTTTGCGTGATTTGCAATCCACAGGTCTTTTAGCGCGTAGTTGCGAAAGGATTCAAACGGTTTTACAATCACGCGAATGCGCGGATTGACGGCGGCATAAGAGTCAAAATTGAAGGAAGCTCGGCCCGCTTCATCCGTGTAAATCACGAGGTTGTATGCACGCACATTGGACAACATGTTGCGGATCCAGGGGACATACACGCTGAAATCAAATTTGGCCTTGAATTGGTACCAGCATGTTGAAAACGTTATAATGGGCGCAATGGATGCATCTGTGGTGGGCATTTATTTGCAAATATTCAATATAATAATAATACCATAACACAAACCATTTAAATTTAAATATAAATATAAATATTTCAACACTGCACATGTTTACAATTTACAAAAAGGTGACAAGTCCTGAGACGAGTCCCGTGTTGGGACCTGCAAAAAGCCCTGATATAAAACCAACGGATCCAAATCCAACAGATCCTGATGCAACCCCCCCTTTGGAGTCCTTTTCATTGTGTGATTGTTGCAGTCAGCGTTCAAAGGACATAAATGCAAATGCAAATGCAAATGCAAATGCAATTATGAAATCCACTGAATCAGAATACGAATTCAATCATGCCACGCATTACAAATGCAATAAAACCACCCCCCGACTAGTGTGGTATGAGTTTTATGACACATGTAATTAAATGATTTATTTACGATGAGTTTTACATTTTTTTGATTTTGAATTACGTTTTTTTGTAAGATGGGATTTGGAAATGCATTTTTTTGCCTTTTTCATTTTTTTTCCACCAATTTTTATGTTGGATGACTTAGCGGAATCAAACTCCAAAACAGCCGATTGTTGTATCAACCTCCTAAAATTGGCGTAATGCAGCGCTCCAAAAATAATAACAACCGTTCTTAAGGTTGAATTTTCACTTCTTGCTCTTTCTTCAACTTGTCTAATAATGTCCGCGTCGCGAGACAACCTAAACAATGTGCCAATTTCTATCAACTGTTGATCATCTCTTGTTGCAATAAATGATTGCAACCTGCGTTTAATGTCAGCGGACATGGAAACATCATTTAAATAGTCACTGTGTATTAAATAACCCAAAATGCCATCAAACGATGAATAAAATTGTTGTTTATTTCTTGAAAAGGCGGCAGCTACCATTTGTTCATACATGGCAGTGCCATTTGACACGGCCTGAAGCAATGGCCAACACCCATCATGTTTTGCTCTCTGCATGAAAAACCGTGGTTCAATGGTCACTGAATCTGGAATGCCGGGTCCTGCTGCGGCACCAGTGCCTTGTTTGACTGTTCCTTCCAAAACATTCGTCAATAATTCTGTCGTTAATAATAATTTATCCAACATTTCTGCTTTGGATTGACCGAATGGATGTTCTACTAAAATTCTATCACGTGGCAAATTAAGTGCCTGGTAGCAAGGATTTACGCCCCTTCCTTCTGAAACTAATAAAAATTCGTGTTTACGCGATGGCGTATCAACTCCCATGGCTTTTAATTTCAAAGAATTTTCTATACTACACTGAATGTCATCGTGCAATTCTCCAAGCAATACCACTGGAATTTTCCTTAATGAAGCTGGTGCTGACGCTGGTGCTGACGCTGGTGCTGACGCTGGTGCTGACGCTGGTACTGACGCTGGTGCTGACGCTGGTACTGACGCACGAGCTTTTCTCGCATCTAATAACAACGCAATTAATTCTGATTTTTCGGTCAGACCAGGCAGTCCATGTCCAAATCCTAATGCGATTATTTCTGATTTAATGCCAGCTACACTTGTGGGTATAGATGGGTCCATTTTATATTAACTAAATATTTTAAATTTAATTTGATGCATTCATAAGTTGTGATGTTGTTGCTGTTGCTGGTTGCTGAAGATCGGATCCAAGACCCAAGTATGAATTCGGACACGCCACGCATTACAAATACAATGTAATTACATGCGAGTTTGAATAACATTATAATTTTCGTGTTTTGGTCTTGCGACGTTTGGTCCCCCCCCCATTCAACCACAAAACTTCATCTGTTTGAAACCTTTTAAATTCGTCGGCGATGTCTTTTGGTAGAGCACCAAGATATTCTTTGCGTCCAAATACAAATAGGCGGTTTACTTTGTCTGAGTAGGGCGAGTCATTTGTGATTAGATCATTTGGCGTTGTGGATTGGTCCAACGGAATGTTCCACGACTTAATATTTTTTCCGCACATTTTACGTATTATTTTGTGTTGATTGCGCATTACGAAGTTATGGTGGCCAATATCTAATATATCCCCCGGATAAAAGAAATCTCTATAAACCGCCTTATTACTCTTAAACAGCTTCATAAGTGGATGATTCATAATTTCGTTTTCATTCATTAATATTTGAATTAAACGGCGACATTTGATGGCATCACCGCGAACACGATCTCTCATCTTGTCAATGACGGTTTGGATAAATGCGTCTTCATGAGGAAATACTAATTCATCTAACTTTTTCTGTATTTCTGCATAAGTCATCTTCCCATGCCGCCCGTTTATTTCCGTCATTATCTTGGTGTAAACAACGTGAGAATCTAAACGATCCAAAGGCACATTCATCTTATCAATTAGTCTAACAATGTCATTGACAAGAGACACTCGTGGATCGTGAGAGGACAATCCCATCATCGTCTCCACCATCTGATAAATCATGTCAAATAATTCTGCAGCATCTTTCATAAAGGAGTTAACCTCCTGACACAGCACAGTAGCATGGTCAAGTAATGATTCATCGCGTAATTCATCCGTGTGTCGCGACATTTCACGCGATATTTCTGCGAATGCTGATTTAACCGACGAATTCGCTTTTGCGATTCTAGGAGGAATGAAGAGTTTAAATATTGCGTCCATTTGGATCTTCAAACCGTGCATAGCATCATGCAATCCAAGTAGGCGAGATTCTATTTCTTGTTCTTTGGGATCTGGAAGACCATGAAATTGTGTCGGATGGAATTGTGAAAACCGGAACGTCGTTCTAAAGGGGTGTTTCATTTCCGGGATTATGGAAGGTGGTGGTTTAAGAGTTCGGAGCGGGCGAGGAGGAGGAGGAGGTGGGTTAGGTGGTTGCATAAAATAAATACAATTATTAATTATACATTTGGTAAATATTAAATTTATTCATTTTTTAAGTTGCATCTGCATTTGTATAAAGCGTTGCATAAGCTGCTCCTTATCCAAATCCAGCATCAGATGCCCGTAATTGGTGACGCGCTGTTCAATGTCGCTGTAATCCTCGCGCTGCACCACGCTGAGCGGCGTGATCAGGAACCAGAGGTGCTGACGCTGCAGTTCAAACCAGTGGCGATCAATCGCATAATTGATTTTTTGCGTGGGATTGCGCATGAGCTGGTTGATGCCCGCCCGATAATTGGCAATGAGCGTGTCGTAGTAGTGAGAGCGCACAATGTATCCCGTCGTGGTTTGACAGTTGCTGATCTGAATGCACGCATCATTCACCACCTCAAACGGCGGAATGTTATTCCCCGCCAGGAGCACCACATCCCAGTCAGGCACCGTGGCCATGAATTTAGACAATTGCGTTAAAAACAGCGGCACATTCGTGAATAGGATGTCGTCCTCACACACCAACACATGGTCCCAGTCGCGCTCTTTGGCAATCTGAATGCAGCGCATGTGACTCATGCTGCAGCCAATCGCGCCCTCCGCGTGTTTTATGGCATTGAATCTCTCGGCCGCCAGATTCGGCATTCCTGATTTGATCTCGGCCAGCTGGGCTTCCACGTGATCACGTCGGTCTTTGCGCGAGTCCAAATTTATGTAAAGGGCATGCTTTATGCCGTCAATGTCGTTCATGCGTTCAGTATAATATAATGATGCAACATCATTTAAATTTAAATAGTTGTTATAATAATAAAAATTGATTTATTATTCTAATTATGGAAGAACATGACACAGTGAACAACCAAATCAACACAACAGCCAATGCACACTCTGTATTTTGACGGCTGCAGCAAAGGCAATCCGGGGCGCGCAGGAGCAGGTGCGGTGTTATACAATCATGAAGGCACAGAAGTGTTTGCAGAATCGGTGTTTGTGGGACACCGCGCAACCAACAACGAGGCCGAATATACGGGACTCATTCTGGGGCTGACCGAAGCGCTGAAACGCGGCATAACAACGGAACTTCTGGTGCGCGGTGACAGCCAGCTTGTGATACGACAAATGCAGGGCAAATACAAAGTGAATTCGCCTAAATTAGCCCCACTGCATCAATGCGTGACCAATCTAGCATCCCAATTTGCAAAAATTGAGTTTGAACACGTGTATCGCGACAACAATAAACGTGCAGATGCGCTGTCAAACAGGGGGGAGCTCGTCTCCCCCTAAAACCCCCAACGACATAGGGTTCCGCAAGAGGAGGGCAAAGAGGAGGGCAAAGAGGAGGGTTTACGGGAACCCTAGGTTCCCGTTCCCGTTCCTGTTCCCGTTCCCATACCATTTTTTATTAACTTGTGTCATGTGCCTGCTGTAATCAACGCGTTTTTTGGAAATGTCGCTGTAATCGGGGCGCTGGATGACTGTGATGGGCACAATCAGATACCAGCGATCGTTGCGTTGCAAATTCTTCCAGTATTGGTCAATGGCGTATTTGGGCTGCTGTCCCGGTTCTGCAACTAGTTTTTTTAGTCCATCCTTAAAATTGGCCACCAGCGTTTCAAAATAAGGGCGACGCACCAAATAAGATGTGGCGGTTTGACAGTTGGCTACGCGAACGCATTCGGGTGATTCACTGCGAAAGGGTTGATAGTTGTTGCCGGCCAGCAGCAGCACGTCCCATCCATCGTTAAACCGGTTTAAAAATTGGTTCACTTGATACACGAGTTGTCCTGGATTGGTTATTGTGGCGTCGTCTTCGCACACCAGCACGTGATCCCAATTATTGCGAATAGCGAGTTCTAAACACGCGATGTGACTCATGCTGCACCCGATGGCGCCATTTTTATTATGAATTGCCGAAAAACGATGTATTTTCAGTCCTAATTTGGTGAATTGCGGTTCAAAATGGGCGCGACGATCCATGCGCGAATCCAAATTGATGTACATAACGTGGGTTATATCATGAAACTGACGAAGCATTTGAATTACTTATATTATATTATTTAAATAAATAAAATATTTTTAGTTTCTAAACGGAAGGAAACAATGTGTCACATGTCACAGTCTATGCCACCTTGACGTTGATGCCGTGATATTTCAAAAAATGCATTAAATGTTTATTGTAAGAGTAATTTTCGGCAACCAATGCGATGTTGGCATCCGTCATTGCAGAATAAGCGTATTGTTTAAAAAAATGCTGACGTTTGATTATGCCAATGTCTTGCAGAACCATTGGCCATTTACAGCACGTGGTGTTCAGCGGGTGTCGCATCTCGTCATTTGAAACAACCGCGAATGATGAAAACCCTTTTTCAATTAAATGCGATGTGATTCCCAGCTCATAATGTGAAATGGCGGCTTGATGATTTGTGGGCAGTCCGCGTGTTTCAAAATAATCCATGATGGCAGGCACCGTCGTTGAATTAAAACACATAAAATATGACTGCAGATGATACACATTTTCATAACTGCTGGTTAATCCTAAGAAATCATGCGACATATTATCGCCATCAAACAAGCGTTTCATGCAGTGTCCAAATACGTTCACATCCACTATCACAAAAGAATCATTTATTAAACACAATCGCGATGCGTTCATCAGCGTTTTTGAAGTTTGCATGATGAACACCCCATAGTTGCGGAAATCGCTCTTCATGTTGTAATTCAGAAAATGACATTTATTGTAATTTGGAGAATGAATGTTCCATTTGTTTGGACAATTGGTCAAAATGATGATGTAATCAAAATAGTGCTGAACGCACTCTATTGTCAATAAGTTGTACCTTTCAACATCATTTTTATCAGAATAATGCGAATAAATCATAACTCGTTTGTCACTAAAATTCAGAGAGTGAATTAACTGCATGTGTGCATAATTTGAGTCAATGGCATCGTGCATGTGTTCCATCTCGGATTTATCCATTTTCAAACGATTCTTCAATTCATGCGCATGTTTTGCATGAATTTCTTTTAATTGTTTTTTCAATTTATTTATTTCCTCTGTCAGATCCGAATTCTGCTGATCGCGCTTGACATTATCTCTCTCTTCGTTCATTTGCTGCGTTGTGATTTCACATTTGTGCAACTGTTCAGCCAATTGTTCTCGTTCTTTTTCCAACATGTCGCGCAATGCGTGCGTTTTTTTGCGGTCCAACTCGTCTCGCTTGAATTGTTCTCGTTCTTTTTCCAACGTGTCATGCAGTTTTTTGCGATCCAGTTTGAGTTTATCCCGGTCTTCATTTAATTTTTGCATCGCATCATCAAATCGGGATTCCAGTTGTTTCTTTGTCTCTTTTAATGTGTCCGAATTGAGTTGTTTCTGCTCCATATCTTCTTTGCGCGCTTGTTCGGTCAACATCTCATGTTCTTTTTCAAACTTGCCCTGCAGTGTCTGCATTGTTTTGCGAAACAATTCATTCATATCGTGTTCTTTCTTCTTGAGTTGGTCTCGTTCTTCATTTAATTTTTGCATTGATGCATCAAATGTCATCTTATTTTTCTTTATTTTGGCATTTGTTTGGGCATCCAATTGTCGTTTCGTTTCAGCGATCGCATCCATGTTGTTTTGACGCAGGACCCCAGCTTCTTTCGGGACCTGTTCAAAAAGGAGGTGTTCTCGTTCCTTTTCTAACTGAAACTGAAATGCGCGTGTTTTTTCACGCTCCAAATCGTCCTGCTTGTTGCGCTGCCGTTCCTCAATTAATATTCGCTTGATTTGCTCCCGCTCTTCATTCAATTTTTGCATCCCAGAGTTGAATGCGATCGTGTTTTTATTCAATTGTTCACTACACGTGATATCCAATTGTCGTTTCGTCTCAGCAAGTATGACCGCGTTGGATTGGCGCTGAGCCGCAAAGTCCATTTTTGCTTGTTCCGCCAGAAGTTTACGGTCATTTTCCAATTGGCGTTTTATTTTTTCGCGCTCCAAATCATCATGTTTAATTCGTGCATGTTCTTCATTTATTTTTTGTGTCGCAGCATTCATTTTTTCATTGAATTGGACATCCAATTGTTGCTTCATCTCAGCAAGGATGACCGCGTTGGATTGGCGCTGGGCTGCATCGTTTTTGCGCGCCTGTTCCGCCACATGTTTGCGGTCATTTTCCAACTGGAGTTGCAATTCGTGCATTTTTTTGCGCTCCAAATCGTCACGCATGTTTCGTTCCCGCTCTTCGTGTAATTGTTGCTTGAGTTGTTCACGCTGTTCGTTCAATTGTCGCATTGCAGCATCAAATGCGATATTATTTTTATTCATTTTTTCATTGAATTGGACATCCAATTGTTGCTTCATCTCAGCAAGTATGACCGCGTTGGATTGGCGCTGGGCTGCATCGTTTTTGCGCGCCTGTTCCACTAAGACATTATAGTCTTTTTCCATCTGGTATTTCATTTTTTCTCGCTCAGAATCCATGTGAATTAAAAACTGATTGCGTTGTTCTTTTTCGTTCCGATCAATTTGATCCCGTTCCTCGTTCAGCTGGACGAGTCGCTCCTGCACGGTTTGCTGCAGTTGCTCCCGTTCCTCGGTCAGCTGGACGAGTCGCTCCTGCACGGTTTGCTGCAGTTGCTCCCGTTCCTCGTTCAGCTGGACGAGTCGCTCCTGCACGGTTTGCTGCAGTTGCTCCCGTTCCTCGGTCAGCTGGACGTGTCGCTCCTGCACGGTTTGCTGCAGTTGCTCCCGTTCCTCGGTCAGCTGAACGTGTCGCTCCTGCACGGTTTGCTGCAGTTGCTCCCGTTCCTCGGTCAGCTGGACGTGTCGCTCCTGCACGGTTTGTTGCAGTTGCTCCCGTTCCTCGTTCAGCTGGACGAGTCGCTCCTGCACGGTTTGTTGCAGTTGCTCCCGTTCCTCGTTCAGCTGGACGAGTCGCTCCTGCACGGTTTGTTGCAGTTGCTCCCGTTCCTCGTTTAATTCATGAGTTGCAACATCCAATTCATTCATTTTTGCATTGCATTTGGCATCAAATAATATCTTCATCTCAGCGAGCATGCCCTCGTTGGATTGGCGCTGCGCAATGGTTTCATTGTGCACCTGTTCCATCATGAGTGCTCGTTCCTTTTCCAGCTGGCATTGATTTTTTTCACGCTCCGAATCCATATGAAACAAAAACTGAACCAGTTGTTCTCGTTCGTCCCGCTTGATTCGCTCCCGACCTTCATTCAACTGTCGCATGATTCGTTCTCGTTCTTCATTCAACTGAGCGAGTTGTTCCTGTTCGCCACGCTTGACTCGTTCCCGTTCTTCGTCCAATTGACGAATTGCGGCATCCAATGCAATTTTATTTTCATTTAGTTTTTCATTGTATCGGGTGTCAAGATGCCGCTTGATGTCGCCGAGCGCATCCATGTGCGATGCGCGCTGAGCGACCGCATCTTTGTATGCGTCTTCGGTCAATCGTTCACGTTCTTTTTCAAATTGGCGCTGCAATGCGTTGATTTTTTCGCGCTCCAATTCCATTGTAGCATTGACCTGCTTCATCATCGCAGCATGATTTGCCGCATGTTTTTCGGATTCTTGTTTAATGGCCGATCGCAACCGCATGCATTCAACTTCCAATGCACTGTTTTTTATGGCGATCTCATTGTTGCTGCGCGTCATTTTGTGAATTTCCAAATTATGCGCCCGCTCTTCCTTTGCATTCATCGTTCTTACAATTTTTATATGAAATGCAAATTAAAAAATTATGGTAATTTCATTTATTCAATTGCTTTTATATTTTATTATTTCATTATATATGTTTACATAATCATATCATTATGAATGATTTGAAATACTCATCATTTTTCAACGCTTCCATGTAATGAAACATTCGCTTGCGACGTGCCACTGATTCATAATTTGCGGCATCCGTCTCATACGACACAATATCCTGTATCACATCCACCTTTCGGATTTTATTTTTTATGCCATAGTATCCAGCAATGTGCTTGAGTTGCTTCATGGTGTAATTCATCTCGTAATCAAATGACATCGCAGTTGCACAATCCATCTTAAAAAAATCCATGTCCTCAAAATCCATGAAATCAATGACATTGCCATGATCATTGCCATGATCATTGTTTTCTTTGTTGCCGTTGTTTAATTCATCATTCAATGTTTGTATCATGCTGTCATACGTGGAGATAGATGATTCCAACGAATTTGAATTTGCAGGACTGTTACTATTGTCATCATTGCCATATTCTATGCACAATTCAACTGATTTATTACGAGTGGTCATTAAATGTAAATGCACGAACCTGAATGCACTTGTATAAACATAAACACAATGATTAAATTGTTTTTATGTATTGTTCAGTGTTTATTGACTTTTTTATATTATTTTGTTTTTTTCAATTCATCCAAAATGTCCATGTGTTTAAAAATGGTTTTGTTAGTCACACTGGGATACTTCGTGTTTTTCGGTTTCAATTGGCTGGTATACTCCACCTCATGTACAATCGTAGTCCATTCATCGGCATGCCCGATGCGCAGAAATTGATGCGCGTCCTTCAAAATGATGAACAAATTTTCGGTCAGCTCCTCAACCTCGTTCGTCCGGTCAGACTGGCGCAGGTGTTCCCGAATGAGCGATTGCAACTGCTGCACAATGTCCAGGACTTTGCATGTGGCGACGACCCCTTCTTTCATCAAATTGATGATGAACAGGCTCATGGCGCGCCGCTTGTCATTCGTCTTGTTGACCTCGCAAAACCGCGTGTAATCCTTCTTCGCATCCGCGTGCTCTATGGTCTTGAACAGCGACATGAACTGCTCAAAATTGGTCTCAAATACGGTCCTAAACACCGCGTTGTATTTGTGCAACAGTTGGCGAAACAGGCGCGCATACACCGCCGAAAAAAAATGATTGGAACTGGCGGTGTTGAAAATGGCCTCTCCCACCGTCAACAAATGAGTCGCATCAGGTTCATCCATCAAATCATCAATTCGCGCGCACAAAGCCGCAAACACTTCGTCATACGTCTTATCCGTGATTTTGTTCAGGTCGGAACGAATGCTGTACAGGTGCGCATCAATGCCTTGCCGCTTTTTCAATTCCGTCGCTTGAAATGTTCGTATGGATTCCCAATCGTCTTCCGTTATTTCAGTCGTGGTGTTGCGAGGCTTTTTGCGTGCCGCCACCTGCACCGGCCCTTGTCCTTGCTTATCCTGGTCTTCCGGCTTATCCCGTTTTGGAAACACGGGCGTCTTCACATAAGAGGGTGCGCCCACCTGGTCAGCTATGCGCGAAATCAAATCTATCATTTGCTGAGGCAACTCGCACTCAAACCCGTTCCATGTTATGGCCTCAAAATCAGATATCTGATACACTGGCACTGTCTGCACCAGTTCATCGGGAGCTGCAGTCGTCGTCATTGAACAAGCAGATGAAGAAGAAAATGGATTTGAAACTATTTGTATTTCGCGCGCTTTGTTTATATTCATTTCATCTAAAATATTTTTATTTATTATGTGACGAGTGGTGCCTTTTTTTAAGCCCGGATTCAATTGATACACATTCTTCGCAAAATGATTTAAATGATAACATGCAAACATATACACAATCAACCACATAACACGCAAAAATGGGCAACGACTGTTGGAATAAACTGACAATCACGTGCGAGAAATCAGCCGACGAGTTGAACGAGCTCATTACAAATGAAATACAATACAAACAAAATGAGGAATACAATGAAAGTGTTCACAATGAACATGTCCGAATCATTAAACGAGGAAACCGTGGCATTTGCGTGGACATGTACACAAAATGGAGGCCCAATTTTAAATGGTTGAGCGGGTTGTTGGACAAATACCCCAATTGCTGGGTTAAAAATGAATGGGACGAAGAAGGTGGATTGGCAGGAGTATGGATTGGGTTTGTCGGAGAAGATAATGAAAAACAAATACAGGAAATGCATTGGAGAGATTTATGCATGGAAGAAAAATTTTATTATTTCAAGGAGGAGGTGAAGGCGGTGGATGTGGAGGTTGGAGGGATTGCAAAATAAATAATTAAAAAATGGCTTAAATACACCGCTGCATGCTAAAACAGCGTACCCATTTTGTATCATGACCGCACCCCCTACAACCACCACCACCCAACCCCGTGAATTTGAGGCATGGGAAGACATCCCCGATTTGAACCCGCAGCTGATGCGCGGTATATATGGCTACGGCTTTGAGAAGCCGAGTCCCATTCAGCAGAAATCCATTCTGTCCATTATTGACGGCCGAGACGTCATTGCCCAGGCGCAGTCTGGCAGCGGCAAGACCGGCGCGTTTGCCACCGGCGTGTTGAACCGGGTGCGTCTAGACTTAAAGCAGCCGCAGGCGCTCATCATCGCGCCCACACGCGAGCTGGCCAAGCAGATTCACGACGTCATCAAAGACCTGGGCTCACAAATGACGGGCCTCAACGTGCAGCTCCTTATCGGCGGCACGTCCACGGAGGACGACGTGGCCGATTTGAAGGCGAATAAGCCGCAGGTTTTGATCGGTTGCCCGGGCCGCGTGCACGACATCCTGCGCCGCCAGCCCGCCATCGGGCGCGGAATGCAGATTCTCGTTTTAGACGAAGCCGACGAAATGCTGTCGGCGGGTTTCAACGAGCAAATTTATAACATTTTCCAGCAACTGAACACGAACGTGCAGGTGTGCTTGTTCAGCGCCACCATGCCGCCCGAGCTGCACTCGCTGTCCGACAAATTCATGCGCGACCCGATTCGCATTCTGGTGAAGAGCGAGATGCTGACGCTGGAGGGCATCAGCCAATTCCACGTGGCTTTAGAGACGGACCACGACAAGTATGCCACACTGAAGGACCTGTTTACGCGCATTTCCGTGTCGCAGTGCATCATTTACTGCAACAGCATTCGGCGCGTGAGCGATTTGGCGGAGGCGATGACGAACGACGGGTTTCCCGTGTGCTGCATTCACAGTGGAATGGAAAAGGACGTGCGCGACAAGGCGTACCAGGAGTTTCGCAGCGGGGCGCATCGCGTGCTCATTTCTTCCAACGTGACGGCGCGCGGCATTGACATTCAGCAGGTGAGCACGGTCATCAATTTTGACATGCCGCGCGATGTGCACACGTATTTGCACCGCATCGGGCGCTCGGGACGCTGGGGGCGCAAGGGCAGCGGCGTCAATTTTGTGACGCGCCGTGATTTCCGCAAGCTGAAGGAGATTGAGTCGTATTACGGAACCGCCATTCCGGAGCTGCCATCCAATTTCGGGTTGAACTAAAATGGGAACCCAGGTGCCAATCATTGCGTCCCGTAAGCCCTCCTACATCCCCGACCTAATCAAATGAATTCAAATAAATTCTATTCAATATATATTTAATAAATTAATTATATATCCATGATTTTTTTATCACTTGTTCCGCTGATCACCGTGCTAACAAGCATATGCATATTGACGGTTGAACCCAAATGCAACGAGTTTGAATGTGCCGAGAGCGGCTTCGGGTGCTTTTGCTGTACCGCATGTCATGACCATGTCAATGACCGTGTCAATGATCGTGTCAATTATTACGATGATTCATCCGATTCATTTCATGCCTATGCCAAAAAATCGTGAAACTGTTTGTCCACATACATGGGTAACAGCTGCGGATTGTATAAATAACAATTGCACTTGCCGTCCACGTGATAACTACCGTAGCGATTACCGCCGCAATTGCAATATCCAGGCGCTGGCTCCATCGGGTTGGGAGTAAACATGCACCAATCTTTCGGGTAGCCTTGTTCCACGCACGCCGACCAGTTTTCATACCCTTCTACTTTGTGTTCGTGCACCGCCTCTTTATAATTGTAACGAGCAATGTAATAAATCAACATGATGAATATGCCCCATTTCACATAAGTTTGCATTTTTTGTATGCAAATATTTTATTTTCATTTCATTATGCAATTTGCCAATATTCATGTTATCAATTTGAATATTTGTTTGAATGCATTGGCCTTTTTGGTTTTTCTCTTCTTTGTCTTCTTCGTCTTCTTCACGGTCTTTGTCTTTTTGGGCGTCTTTATTGGAGTTGGTGTCCTGGGATGAGTCTTAGGACTCTTGTCGGGACTCTTGGGACTCCTGTCGGGACTCTTGGGACTCCTGTCGGGACTCCGGTCTGTACTCTTGGGACTCCGGTCTGTACTCTTGGGACTCCTGTATATGCTCTTGGGGCTTTTTGCGCTAGGGCTTTTTGCGCTAGGGCTTTTTGCGCTAGGGCTTTTTTTTGCATTGGGCGACCGTTTTATCGTCAGTTTATGTTTTTTGGCATCATACGTGTGCTCAAAATACTCCATCGGCGAATACTTCAAAAACCATTCCTCGCGTTCAGGGTCATCGCGTTTGAGTTCTTGATATTTCTCGGCTTTTTTGGCCTTAATGTCGTCCAGCGTCTCCTGCTTGCCGTAGCACGTTATGCCGAAGCGTCGCAACAGCCCCATCTGTTTCAGACGGTTGCGCTGCTGAATGTCGTACAAGTACTTGCACATGCACAAAATGCGCCTCACGTCGTAATACGGTTTTTCTGAATAGATCATGGCCAAATACAGGCTCAACATGGTGTCTGTGCTGGCAATGCGCACCTGTTTTTTACCCACCTGAATCACGTTGTAACTGTGGCACGCCACCGGTTTGTATATGAAGGCCACCTTCAAGTTGCCTACCGCAATCTCATAATGCTCGGGCACGATCTCGCCAATTCCAGAGTGCTTGGTCACAACCACGTCCTTGAAGTCGTTGTCTTCCAGTCGTTCTTTGACTTTGCCAGCACTGACCTCGGGATCGGTGGACAGCACATCAAAGTGCGGAATTTGAGAAAACAACGCTTTATCGCGTTTCGGCAAATACCGCGCATACTGTGAAATGGCATACCCGCCGAAAAACACTAGATCTTCGTCTATGAACGCATTTCGCACCGTGCGAAACAGACGCACCTCTTCGCTCTCATTGGCATTGGCATGGGCATTGGCATTAGTGTCATCAATCTCGTCTGCAGTAGGGCTCTTATTGAATGTATTTGCTTTGTAATGCTTCTTTGGTGTTTGAAACGGTATCATCAATTTGTCCGGCGTGCAGCCCTCCGCCTTCAGCGGATGGTGCTTGTTCAATAAAGCCAACCGCTTGCTCACCTTTTCCCAGCGCGACACGTCGCCTTCCGGGCGCGACAGCTCCAAATACATGCCCATGCGCAACAGGTTCGGCGGCGCGTACAGGATGCCATCCACTTTGATCGCCTCTGCCCGAATGTTCTTGAACAGCGTCGGGTCCAGCTGCGTGATGTCCGCGATCCCCACGAAATTCACGAACACTTTGTAGGTGCCGTGATGCATGCCGGATTTGGCTTCCACTTCCGAAAACCCGTTCTCGTAAAACTCGTCGGCCAGATCCTTCGCATGCTCCAACGCATTGGGCGAATAGAAATCATAATCAGGTATCTCCGTTTTTTTATCGTAGAACTGCGCTAGTTCCGGCAAAATGTTGTTAATCGCCGTGCCACCATAACACACCAGCTCACGCTTCTTTATAAACCGCTCCACGATGGCAATGATGTCCTTCATTTTAGGGTCATTCGTTTTTTTGGCGCCGATTCGCGTCGCAATGTTTTCAACCGCCTGCTTCACCAGCTCCTGTTCCAAATCCTCCAGATCAGGCATCTTATATTGATTGTATTATATTACACTGTATATTATGTTATGTATGACGATTGCTATACAATGTACATAAAATAATTTATGATAATAATAATAACAATAATAATATCTAATGTAAAATATAATGGCCATTATTTTTAGTTCTAACGATTTACTTAATATACACCCGCTGACCACTGTAAATGGCAACATTTGCTATGAAATGCGAACGGATAACTGCCCAGTTAGATACATGTTCACGCCGGAAACATTTATTGCCACAAAATATGCCAATGTCATTCATATTTTCAACTTAAAACATGATCGCGACTTTCCAGACGAGTTTAAAGAATATATTGAACAAATTAGGGAAAAATTAAACGAGTTTTTTTTTAAAAAACTTTTAATTGGAGAATCTATAAGCTTATGGCGCGAAATAAATGACAATTCACACAATTTTGCAATCATACGCCAAACATCTTCGGAATGCAAACCGTTCATCGATTTATCAAATGCAAAAAAGATTGTTGACCAATTGAATGCGGTGCTTCAACCGTTCTGTCCAGGGTTTCATTTGCACATTGATTACATCACATCATTCCCTACGGATAGCGTCGTGTCTTTGTATTCAGATATTCCTCCGAATTCTTATTTTCAACCTCAAATCATATTGTGTTTATTCACTGGCAATAATTGCGTGTCATCAATAACAATGAATGTCACCAAGTCCGAAATAACCATTGATTCCAGGACGAATGAACTATATCTTGAACGAAAATTCAACACATTGTTGAGAGCTGTTGCAATAATTGTATCAACCAGTCTTAATGAAAGGGCTAAAATATTTGTGTCTATTGCAACCAATGCGATATCTGCATTTTTGATGATAAAACGCTTTAATGCAGTTCCCCGCAACGGAACCATAAGCAGCAAAACTGTTCCACCCGAAAACCTGTATCAAGTTGTCAAAGATTACATTCGTCAACATGCAGTCATGGAAACGTGTGTTGAATTGAATGATGTCAACATTGCAAATGCAACAGCCGCGTTTCATGAAACCATTGAAAGAATGAACTGCGGACCATTAAAAAGTGGAAGAATTGTTTTTAGTTCGGCGGCTTTACTTAATATACGCCCGCTGACCACTGTAAATGGCAACATCTGTTATGAAATACGTGAAAGTGCAGAATGTGAATGTCCAGTTAAATACGTGTGGACGCTGGAATCAACTACATTTATTGCCATTGCCACGAAATATGATGATGTCATTCATATTTTTAACTTAAAACAGAATGGCAACTTTCCGGATGAGTTTAAAGAATACATTGAACGAATTAAACCCAAATTATATGAGTATTTTAAAAGTGGAGTTGGGATTGGTAAGGCTTTTATGATAAGTGATGAAATAAATCGTCGTGACAATCCATACAATTTTGCAATCATACGCCAAGTATCATCTTCATGCCAATGTAAACCGTTAATAGACTTGTCAAATGCACAAAGCATTGTCCATCAATTAAATGCTGCACTTCAACCGACCTGTCCTGGGTTTCATTTGCACATTGATTACATCACATCATTCCCTCCGGATAGCGTAGTGTCTTTGTATACAGACCTTTTTACAAATTCTTATTTTCAACCTCAAATCGTATTGTGTTTATTCACTGGCAATAATTGCGTGTCATCTATAACAATCAAGGTCACCGAGTCCGAAATGACCATTGATTCCAGAACGAACAAACCATATATGGAACGAAAATTCAATACACTGTTGAGAGCTGTTGCAATAATTATATCAAAAAGTCTTAATGAAAGGGCTAAAAGATTGGTGTCTAGTGCAGAAAATGTAATATCTGCATTGTTGATGATAAAACGGTTTAATGCAGTTCCCCGCAACGGAACCATAAGCAGCAAAACTGTTCCACCCGAAACACTGGCTAAAGTGATCAAAGAGTATTTTGATCATATGGGAGGCATGGAAACGTGTGTTGAATTGAATGAGGAGAATATTGCAAATGCAACGACCGTATTTCATGAAACCATTCAAAGAATGAACTGCGGACCTCTGGTAGACGCCAGCGCCAAAGGTGGAAAAAGAAAATATACTAGAAAGGTTATAAAAAAATCAAAAAAACATATAAAAAGATCAAATAAACATAATAAATATTAAAATGTTAATGTGCATTCGGCAAATGCAATGCATTTAGGACCAGAGACGTGATGGCCGTGGATGCCAGCAAAAAGAACGCCGCGCTAAACACAATCGTACGATCAAATTCGGTAAATGCCGCCTGATTCTGATTGGTCCACGGATTGAACCGTACCAGCAAGAACGCAATTATGAAATACTTTAACACGGAATTCAGCGTTACAAGATATGATGGGGCCACCGTCGCAAGACCCAGCAGCGCTATCGCATACAATCCGTACCAGGCATACAGCACGCCGTAGTAAAAATGTTGAATCCATTCTTTCCAAGTCATTCGTTTTATTTTATTTAGGGCGTGATGCATGGTGCGTTTAATAGTTGCCAATATTATTTATTTGTATTGTAATAAGTGCAAATCAATAATTATAATTAACACAATGAACCTGGAACTCTCAAAATTTGACATGCGCTCCATCAGCTTTAGGCCCGATGAAAACAAGGGCCCCGTTATCGTCCTCATCGGCCGCCGTGACACCGGTAAAAGTTTCCTCGTGCAGGACCTCATGTTCCACCACCAGGACATCCCCATCGGCACCGTCATTTCCGGCACAGAGGCCGGCAACGGCTTCTTCGCAGCCCACGTCCCAAAACTCTTCATCCACGACGCCTACAACACCGCCATCATCGAAAACATCCTCAAACGCCAAAAGGCCGTCCTCAAACAAGTGAAAAAAGAGGTTGAAACGTATAAACGCTCCACCATTGACCCCCGCACCTTCGTCGTCCTGGATGACTGCCTCTACGACAACAAATGGACCAAGGACGTCATGATGCGGTTACTTTTTATGAACGGGCGTCATTGGAAGATCATGTTAGTCATCACAATGCAATATCCTCTTGGTATTCCGCCCAATTTGCGCACGAACATTGATTACGTGTTTATCCTGCGCGAACCCTACATTGCCAATCGCAAACGCATCTACGAGAACTACGCGGGCATGTTCCCCACATTTGAGAGCTTCACTCAGGTTATGGATCAGTGCACCGAGAATTTTGAGTGCTTGGTGATCAACAACAATGCGAAATCCAACAAACTGCAGGACCAAATCTTCTGGTACAAGGCGCAACAGCACGGCCCGTTCAAACTGGGGTCCAAGGAATTCTGGGAAATCTCCAAAGATCTGCACTCGGATGATGAAGATGAGACCTATGACCCGAAGAACGCTGCAAAAAAGGGGCCCAAAATCAACGTGAAAAAGAGCAAATGGTGAAAAGCGCTTCACAAGTTGGCGTAGCGTTTTTGTTGCGCAAAAGCGCTTCACATTTGGGTGGAGCGCTTTGCAATCTTGCTTCACAATTTGTGAAGCGATTTCATAAAAATCCCTTTCAAATTATAAAAGTGTTTAAACCTTTGCAAACAATACTGCGTTTATTTCTCTCAACACATCAGAAAGGTCAAACTCGCATGCATTGGGATTGAATCTTATCAGCTTATTTCCGGCCTCTTTCAGGTAATCTTCTCTGATTTGCTCTTGAAGTGGGTCTCTGTCTGCATGTCCGTTCTCGTCGCATTCCACAACCAATTTGTGGTCAACAAAATACAAATCAACGCGATATTTTCCCATGACGTGCTGTCGTTTGACATTCAACACATTGCTGTATGCATTTGCAATAAATCCGATGGTTTGATTTTCAATACACATTCCAAATTTGACAAATTTTACTTCTTTGCTCACGTCAACAATGTATCGGTTTCGCATGTTGAATGAATTTTTGAATATCTCAAATGCTTCTTCTGTGAGCATGAATGTGATTTTGTTATGACCGCCGTGTGTTTTGGGGGTGTTCGCTGCATTGTTCTCAATGTAATGCACATTTTCTCTGTAGTTTTTTTTCAAATGGGTTGTTAAACGATATTTTTGACTGGACAAATGCAATAACTCGTCCAAATTTCGGGTGAAGTGTGATGGGGGGTTCATTGGTTATATGGTGTGGGGCGTGCTTGTTATGTGTTTATTGCATATCATTTCATATACATGTTTGGGTTCATTTCAATTTTATTTATTATTTTTATTTATTTGTTTTATGCCAGCTGGCCCACAATTGCAAACGCCGCCCTGTCAGAAGGCGTGTGCGCCGCAAAAATGAGCCGATGCGTCAAAGCCAAGACGGTCATTTCCGACTATTATTACTGTTCCCAGTGAGTGTGCAAAATGCGAATATAATCAAGAAAATTGATTTAATATTTGTCAATGCACAAACGTGGTGATGAATCGTGATGAACCTAATCTCATTTGCGAGATATTACATCAGTTACTTGTTGTTCAATGCTGGCGGATGGGTGTATTTTGTATATTTGGTCTACTACACGAGTTATATGACCACTCAGAATTGCAATAGTTACACGAAGGAACTGACGGATGTCATTAAAACCTTGGTGGGAATTTCGTTGAGTTTTACCACAATCAATGTAGGTGTTGCAACAAACAACCTCTGCAGTTTCCTTGCAAACGAAGTTGATGCATTGGATATCAATCATTTGTGTTGTCTCCTGATCACAACTATTCTGTTATTATCAGTGGCTGGCATATGCGGGTTGTCGTTATTTGGCATGACATCCGGCATGACTGACATTCAGTGTTCCAATGCCAATGCAGAATTTGGATTAAAATTGTCTGTTTATGGCGTTGTTTGGATCACGTTTCTTGAGATGTTTTGGATACTATTTGAAATTAGCGTATTTATCTCCAATGTGATTGCAAATGCCAAATTGCACCTTTTCTGCACCCCCTGTTTCAACATGATAAAAAAATACAAAGAAAGGCGGATTGGCGTTGAACATGTTGAACATTCCATTCCAAAATACAACACAAACCACATAACAATACCAATGCCAGTCAAAGAAGAACGCCATGCGGTGTGTTCCGTGTGTTATGACAATGCGATCACCCTGTTGTTAGAACCTTGCAACCATGTGTGCATGTGTCATTTGTGTTATGATTCATTGGTTTCCAAAGAGTGTCCTATATGCAAAACAAAAATATCAGCAACCCGAAAAATCTATTTTGCAAGCCCTGGCATTTGATTCAAACCGAAAAACTTGTTCATCTTTTTTAATAGAAAATTTTTTAATATAATATTTTGCATATGTATAACATATTAACATATAATAACAATGTCGTCGCAATATTCCGCATCCATGTTGGACGTAAACGCATCCTACATGGGAGAACCGGTCTCATGTCAAATCACGAATGTTTCATGGAATGGCAACAAGTTCAATGGGCAAATTGATGGCATTTCAGTTGATGGAACTGACATCAATGGACAAATCACTGCAACTGGCAATTATTTAGGACACAATTACACTGCAAATGGAACCGTTTATGACTGGAGCTGATGATTAGGACCATTAATCGGTGTAAATAATTATGTTAACTCGGATTATTGTGTTGAATTTCTCTCTAATATTAATTTCAAGAACCCTAAACATGTGTTAGAAAGATGCAACATAATCTTAAGTGCGTCATCCGTTGCCAAGATTTATCTATTTTTATTTTGTAAAACGAGAGAAAATGATCAAATAATATGTGCACATTCAAATGTGGATACATTTGGCGGCCTTGAGCATGATGACTTTGCCTGGGGTTTCAGTGCGCCGCACATATTTTGCGAGCAAATAATTAACGCCGACATTTTTAAGGGCACGAATGCCAGGCGCTGCGCATTCTTTGACCAGCGTGGCTGCGCGTTTGATGACGTCGGCATCATAGGTGCCCGCCTTCGCCGTGTTCACAACGACGGCGTGCGCGCTGGGGAAGTCCTTCAAATGTAACCACATGGCGTGCTGCGGCGCCTTTTTAACGAGTGCGTCATTCTCGGCCTGGTTTGCGCCTATATAAATTTTATAGTCGCCGTTGAAAATCTCGGAATACATGATTTAATAGCATGTTATCATTATAATTCAAATAAATTTAAATCAATTTTTATACATTCAACATTGATTTAAATGTGCCTTCATTCATCATCCATCGTTTAGTTGTAAAGCACCTGCAGTTCCAGCGCGATGGAGTAGTCGTTCCCATTCGGCGGAATCACGTTGCCGAATTTGTCCAGCAGCCGGATGGTCAGTTTCTCCAGGCGCACCGGTCCCAGATACTCGCGTGTCTTGAATGTGGTGTCGCCGCCGGTGTCGTTGATGACGACGACCTGCTCATTGCCGATTGGGATTCTCCCCAAAAGGTTGACTCCCAAATACGAATCCCCCGTTTGTGCAATGATGCTATTCGTTATGAAATTCTTGTTGTAGTCGTCCACATCCACGTACAAATAGTTCCAAATGGAGTTGTCACCATACGCCGACTCTGCCACCAAAGAAGCATAATATGTGATGGCTGGCACTTGACTGACTGAATCCACCGTTACATTAGCCCATGTGCGCGTATAAATCGGTTTCTTGTATCCCATCAACCATCCCGCCGTCTTGCTGATGGACTTGATGTTTGCATTGTAATACTCTTTGGCGTGCTGCTTCTTCAGCAGCTCAAATTCGCACTCGGTGATGCAGTGCGTGTAAAATTTGTCGTATTTGTGGATGTTGTCAAATATCACGGTGTAAGTCAGAGCAGGGCTGTTGGTCTGGTTCACTATCAAATAAGTCTGGGACAGCATGAGTTTGCCGGTTTGCGCATTGATCGTCATCTGGAAAAATTCCATACCGTTCATCGTGTTTTGAAACAGGTTGTTCATGGAGAGCACGAACTGCGCGCCCGTGTAATTTCCATCGGGAATAATAATCGTGTTTGTTAACACTTGCGACGGCGTATATGGCGCAACGTTGATTCCCGTGACGGTCACCGTGAATTGGTTGTTTTTTGCGAGTTCTGAAAAGGCGTACCACATGTTCGGGATTTGCAATGACGCGATCTTCATGGACACCACATTTTCTACGGGATACGGCAGCACCCAGGAGGCATTCGTGGCGCTGGATGAATCGTAACTTGCGCGAAACAGAGTGTCTATGGACAGCAGCCGCTTAATCACCCGGCGCTCAATCGGGTTCAACACGCCGGTGGGGAACTTGTAATTGTATGCATTAATGACGGGGGGAATGTTTCGTTTGGCATATGCGCCTCCCTCATTCACCTCCGACTCGCGGTGAAACGTGTTGTAATTGGACGGCGGCGTGGAATAGTTGATTTGCAGCGTGTCTTGCTGTTTCGGTTTTAGCGGGCGATATGCGGTTGCCCCACCGGCAAATGCGGATGCGTCATGCGGCCTCGTGCGCTCCCCGATTTTTCTCGTGATTATATCTCTACACTGCGTGAAGAATCGCGTGTAGTCGTGAGGACTGTCGGTGTCGGCGAGCTGGAATAGCGAATCCGATATGCGGTGATCAGCCTCGGACATGCTGCATTTTGACGGATCCAGATTGAACAACGCAAATATTTCTTCGTCCGTGTAGTTACTGGGGTCCAAATCCAATTGTTGCGGTTGCTGTTGCGACATCGTTGTCAAATGTATCAAATATGCATAATATTAAATGATATTTATATTGGATGGGAAAAACACATTGGTTGTGCCATTTTGGTATTTGCATTTGCAAAATACCAAAATATTAAAGTGGCTAATCACATTAATCCACCTCTTCAAATTCAGATGTCACCGCAGCAGCAGTCGCAGCGTCAGTAACAGCAGAAGCATCTGCAGCACCGGTCGGCTGGTGTGTCAGCTTTGACAGACCGCGATCCGACTGGTCCGGGTGCAGCACCACATTCTCCGCGTTGAACAGCTGGTTGCGAATCTCATCTGCATTGAGATCCGATCCATCAGCCGGCTCGGGATCCACCGCAAAATCGGACCCCTGAGTCTGTGAAACCCCCACCAGTTCGCCCTGCTCATTCAGCGTCTGCGTCAGCTTGTTGCCGCTCTTTGCCGCCAGCGCCTTATTCTCGTCAATTGCCTTCTGCTTGGCCTCCTTCACGCGCTTGTCAAACTCCGTCTTCGCCTGCTCCTCGTTCTTCTTCTTCTCGCTCATCAGCTGGTTCAGCGTGTCCTCCATGTACTCCACGCGCCCCGTCTTGTAGGCCTCGGGATGGAACGGCACCCACAGGCCCACTGGACCCACAAACACGTCGTGATTCGGGTCCACCTCGCGCAGCATCTTGCAGCGCAGCTCAGCCTCCTTCTGCGAGGGAAACACACCGCGCACCTTGAGCCCGCGCACCGATGTCTGGAACTCGTGCTTGGTGCCGAATTCCTCGTCCAGGCGCTCCTCGTGCAGGTCCAAAAACGACTTGTAGTCGTCCACAATGTCGGTCTTTGCGATCAGCTCCTTCTCGGACTCCTTGAACTGCTGGAAGTCCTCGGTCAGCTTGTCAAACTTTACGCCGTACTTGTACGACACGAAATTCAAAAACTGCAGGAACTTCTCGGTGGATTTGTGGATGTCCCAGTGCTGCACGAACGCCTGGAAGAAGTAGTGTTCGCGCTGCTTGATGATGTGCTCGGGGGAAATGAACGACAGGCATGCGAATTTTTGGCCCGCAATCGGCTTGTCCTCGTCCAGCAGGTCCACATATTTAGGGTTCACGGTGCCATCGGACAGCTTCTGCAGCGTCACTCCTCTAATGTCGTCGGTCATTGTTTTGATTGTTTGTTTTATGAATGTGTTCAACGTATGTAATATTTTGGTTTTGATTTTAAGCCATTTTTAAACAAATGTATTAATATTATTATGTTTGGCATATTTGCAAATAATTGAAAACGACATTTATTGCATTCCATTGCATTTTTTTTCTTGTTGCATTATATAATCAATAAATCACACAAACAAAATGATCGGCGGTGTTCTGGATTTAGGCGAGTTGGTGAAACGCGCCATTAAATATTTGGTTGAAGGCGCGCTGGTCGCCCTTGCCGCTTACTCCATCCCTCAGCGCAAGCTGAACCTGGATGAGATTGGCCTCATTGCCCTGGTTGCTGCTGCCACCTTTAGCATTCTGGACACTTACGTGCCCACTCTGGCCGTGTCTGCCCGCAGCGGCGCTGGTTTCGGTATCGGTGCCAACCTCGTCGGCTTCCCCGGCAACGTTCTCAAGGTTTAAACAACACGTTGAATGTGGGAATGTGGAAGAGGAAGAAGAGAGAAATTGCATTTAATAAAAAATATAATGCAATTTTATAGAATACACAATTGCATCATATTAGATGGATGAACGTAAAAGAAATTACAATGAATGGTTAGCTGATAGGGCAAGTATAAGTGATAACATTAGTGTTGACAATAGCCGCGAGAACATAATCAAGCTAGCAATGACTGATCTGATGAGGAGCGACCTGCGTTTGTCTCACACGGTTATCCTAACAAATAAAGAAGCAGCATCATGGATGGTTGATAATCCTCTTAAAATTGAATCTATATCTGATCCAAGCGTTATAAATATTTTAATTGACACATTGAGGCATGCAATTGACCATTCAGATGGACTCCCAAAACCCACAATTGACAGGATGAATGAATTGATTAGGGTGTTGCAAATGCGTAAATCACAACCACAATTAGCACCAGTGTCAGTAGCCCCACGACCACCAGTGTCAGTAGCACCACGACCACAATCAGTGTCAGTAGCTGCAGCAGCACCAGTGTCAGATGTGGATCCACGATTGAGTTTTCTGATGGATCTATTGGAACAACAAAAAGAAAGCATGAGCAATCAAGATTATCTTGATGGAGTGAATGCTCTTCGCGATTTGTACAAAGACCAAACAAAACGCGGTGGTTCTCACCGCCAACGAACCAAGAACATGAAGAAGTCCAAGAAGTCCCGGAAGACGAAATCTAAGAGACACTAAAATGAAATATGCGCATCATATTATATAATACAGTTTATTATATAATGCCACTGACATACATGCAATGCCGGGACACCAAATGCACCCCCAATAAAGTAATGGAGAAGGAACGTGTGACCTACATGCAAACGCTGAAACGCAAGTGTTCGCTGGTATCAGAAAACCTACGGTTTTCCGAACCTTTCCCTTAAATCCTCTTAGTATCATTGTAAAAGGGAAAGGTTCGGAAAACCGTAGGTTTTCTGATTCAGATGGTCGGAATGAATTCCCAGTTCAGCTCCTCGCATATCTTCTTCCATATTTCGTCCTGTTCAATGCGCTTCTCTCGGTCCTTCAGCATGGGGAAGTAGGACAGGAACTCGCGCTGGTTCAGCAGCTCGCACAGTTTGTACACCGTGTAGTAATAATTGAGGAAGTTGACGCGGTCTTCCGGGCAGAATTTAGCGTATGGTCCCTGAATCTCCATGAACAGGTTGCACAGCGTTTCCTCCAGTTCGGGCGACATGACGGGCGGCTTGATGCCCAGCTTCTCCTTGATGAACGGGATGTGCTCATAGTATTTGTTGTATCCCAACTTTTTCAAAATCTCCTTTGCCTTTTTGTCAGTGAACTGCGTGTGCAAATCTATTCTCTCCTTTTTAATCTGGTGTTTTATGTTTTCCAGCACGTCGGGCGGAATCTGCGTGGTCTCCTTGGCCTGGAACTGCGCCAGAATCTCCTTGAAGTGGTTGATGCGCTTGTAGGCGTAAAAGCACGCCTCTTTAGGCGGTTCCTTGTACGACGGCTTCTCGTTTTCCACCAGGTAACTCACGTGGATGGAGCAGTTGTTGCACACCATGATGCCCTCGTTGTCCACGGGGATCATTTCGCCGGCATGGCAGAAGCGGCACACGTCGGTTGCAAACACGTACTTGCTGATGTCAATGTAGGACGGGTCCAGATTCGTCAAATACCGCTGCACATTGCTCTGGTTCATTCGCTTCAGATCGTCTTCTTTAGACGCGCATTCCACGCGAAAGAAATCGTTCAGGATTTTGGTCTTGTTGTTCCCATTGCAGATCTGCTGCTTGTTTTCAAAATAATCAAATATGATTTCGTTGTTGTCCAAGTAGTAGTTTTTGCACTCTTGTTGGTGTCCGCGAATGATGCCGCGCAACTCCTGGACACGTTCACGCAGTTCAACCGCATTGGTTGCATTCGCATTTGCAATCAGCTGTTGTTGGAGCCCTCGCTTTTCTTTTATCATTCGGGGAATGGTTTCGCATTTCAGTTTCGCAATTTTGGTTTGATGCTCTCGGTGCTTGCTGTCCAGAGTCACGATGCTCTTTTCATCCAGCACGATTTTCTTGTTAGTTTTTTGTTTGAATGAATTGTTGGGGGGAGGCATTGTGAAATAGTAAAATAGGAAAAAACAGAAATGTGGTAAATGTGGTAAATGTGGTAAATGCAATAATGGTTGTAATGCAATTTATATATTTAATATATTATTTAGCGTAATGTTAATCATATATTATTTATCATTTTATAATAATATTTAGGAAATTGGGTCAAAATGTCACATTATGAACACACGTTGATTCAACATGCATTGTCCGAACATGCATTGGCCCAAATGTCTTTTTTTTTAAAACATTTAGAACAAAAATGGAGTATAAAAAAACGCAACGATGTGTATGTTTTAAAACAGAAGGACGGGTCCAAACTCACTTACACCCTCGCGCATTTAGCGAACGTGTTGGCCGTGGCGTCTAAAACCAACTCAGAGACATGTTCGGATGCAATGAATGAACTTAAGCGAACTCAGTTGCTCACATTTTTGCACAATGCGCTGGAGGGGGGTTGGAACATTAAGAAACAGTTCAACGCGTCCAACACATCCAATAATTACGTGTTTGCAAAAAAACACAATGGACACTACAAAATGTATGAAGACGATGAATATTTGACTCAGTTTATGAAAAACAACCTTAGTTTGGAGTCATAAAAATCCGGTCACTGGAAAATCCATGCCATCTGGAAAATCCATGACACCCGGAAAAATCATAAATAAATGCATTAAAGTTTAATTCATTTGTTTTCCTGAATTTTTTTTCTTTAGGCATATTATAACCAACAACAACAAAAATGGGAGGAGGATTAATGCAACTGGTCGCCTATGGCGCCCAAGACGTTTACTTGACTGGTAATCCCCAGATTACCTTCTGGAAGGTTTCTTACAAACGCTACACTAACTTTGCAATGGAGTCCATTGAGCAGACTTTCAACGGCCAGGCTGACTTCGGTCGCCGTGTCACTTGCACCATTTCCCGCAACGGTGATTTGGCTTACCGCACTTACCTGCAGGTCACTCTCCCCGAGATCAACCAGCAGATGAAGGGCTCCAGCCAGGACGGTGTTTATGCCCGTTGGCTTGACTTCCCCGGTGAGCAGATCGTCTCTCAGGTTGAGGTTGAGATCGGTGGCCAGCGCATTGATCGCCAGTACGGCGACTGGATGCACATCTGGAACCAGCTCACCCT